ATATGTATGGGGTAAAGGCATAATGTCTGGTTTTATAGGGACAGGACTCCCTACCACTACAGAAGATAAAAACGTCGGATGGGTTTTTATAAAGTCACAAAAAGTAACAAGTGGTGTTTCTACTGTCCAATTCCAAGACGGTACAAATGATGTGGTGATGGATTCAACTTATGATGAATATATGTTTGTTCTTACTAGCTTACACCCCAATAGTAACGATGAAGGTATCGCTTTTCAAGTAAACGGTTCAGGGGAAAGTGGGTATAATGAAGCAATTAATTCAACTTTTTGGAGAGCAAAACATGATGAAGCAGATAGTGGGAGTCATGCAGCAATAGGGTACACAGCCGATTACGATCAAGCATCGACGGGAACTGCGTACCAGCGTTTATGTAATGACGTTGGAAACGACGCTGACCAATGCGTAAGTGGAACTTTTACTTTATATGAACCAGCAAATGCAGGGAAAGTAACTCATTTTATATCTAGAATGGTTGAAGCTCACGCATTAGACATAATAATGGATAATTATGTAGCTGGTTATATAAATACAACCGCAGCTATTGACGAGATTAGCTTTGCGTTTACGAGCGGAAATATTGATGCAGGAACTATTACTATGTTCGGAATGGCGAAAACATAATGTCATACTTAGGAAAACAACCCAGAAAAAATAGGGGCGGGGTAATCGCACTTAAATCTCAAACTGCTGACGGAACTGCGTCTTTAACTTTTAATAATATGGATGCCACTTACGTTGCGTATGAATTTCATTTTATAAATATTCATCCAGTAACCGATCAAGCATATCTCACCTTTCAAGTAAACGCTGAGGGCAATACCGCATTCGCTGAGAATATGACTACAACTTTTTTCAGAACCAAAAACCACGAAAACGGGTCGGATCAAGAAATAGCATATGTAGCTAGTTACGACCAAGCTGACGGTGACGATGCGGAACAAGCTTTATGTAATGAAACTGGTAACGGTAACGACGAAAGTATAAATGGGGTATTTACTCTATATGACCCCGCCAATACAACTGTTGTAAGACATTTTGCGTCTAGGGTTATTGAATACCACGCATCAGATATAGTAATGGATAGTTTTTGCGCCGGGTATATTACCCCAGCCGACATAACAGACCCTATTGATGAGATAAGGTTCAAGTTTCACAGTGGAAATATAGATTCTGGGACAATTAAAATGTATGGTATTAAAGCACTCGACACAACGGAGGTTTCGTAAATGCCAAAAACAATAGGTTACAATGACCATTTCCATGGCGGATATGACACTTTTACTGTTGGGGAAACAGGGGGACCTGTTTTATTAAATCGTGTAACACTTGCAGATATTTCTACTGTTACCTTTGATATTCCAAAGACCTATAACGCCTATACATGGAGATTTTACAATATATCTACCGCATCTAACGGAGCAAATTTGGTATGGCAAGTTAATGCTCAAAAGGATGAGTCTATTACATCTTCCGCTTTTAGAGCATACAATAATGAAGCTGGTGATGACAATGGGTTAGGTTACCAGAGTGGGGAAGATCAAGCACAAGGTACTAGTAACGATCAGCTTATGAATAATATAGGTTATGACCCAAAGGAAAGTTGTAGTGGGTTCTTTACAATGTACGAGCCTTCTGGTACTACCTTTGTAAAACATTTTATGTCAGAAATGACTACCAAAATGAATGGGTCAGGACCTAAACACGATCTTAGGTCGGGGTACGTTAACTACGCAAGTTTTCCGATATTCCAAATCCATTTTATGTCAAGTAGTGGAAACTTTAAATCAGGAACCGTAGCTATGTATGGAATATTATAGATAAAGTAGTATAATAAACAAGGGGAGGAAATTACCTTGGCAACTAAATCAGAATGGGTGACAACACTAAAGTCACAACACGCAACTTTAAATAAGATGGTTAACGGTGTTACTATTCAGCTAGACTCTACTGAATATGAAGCCACGATTGACGAATGGGCAACTGTTAATGCTGCAACAGATGTCCGTAACGCTCTTATAGCAAGCGGCGGGAAATCAGCAGATTACAAAGATTTGCGTTCCAATAGTATGGTTGCAGGAAGCTACCCAAGTATTGGTGACCAACTAGACAAACTATATCATGACGTAGATGGCGGAAAGTTTGGCTCAGATGCAAAAACTGGTACATGGTATGCAGCAGTAAAAGCAACCAAAGACAAGTACCAGAAACCAGATTAGTTGACTCTAATCCAGTTTTTCTAAATTTTTTCTAAAAATTTTTGTATAATGAATATAGAACCAGATAGGTTCTTTAGGCGTAGAACAGGAGAATGGATTTTATGGCTGAGTATGGTGATATTACCCAAGATATAGTAGAGATTCAGGCAGAGCTACAGGAACTTGTAGTAGAACTTAGAACTCTAGATTCTCAACGAAATCAGAAGATGTCCGAATTTAATTCCAAGCAAGGTATTTTTCAATTCCTATTAGATAAAATTCCTGTGGAAGAGAGAGAAAGTATATTAACACCCCCGTCAACTGAGGAGTCTGCTGACAGCGACTCCTAAGAGAGGATAGATTGTCCGCAGGAACCCCGTACTTTACCGCAGTTTGGACTTATGATACTTCAGGTACTTCATATGGAAATCATACCAATGAAGCTAGACGAAGAGGCGGTACATCATTTGAATTATTTGATGCTGCCGCCGATTACCTAATTATAGGTGACGAAGATCGCTTTGATTTAGCTTACTTTGATATAGATACAGCAGGTAGCCTAGGTGATTTGACTTGGGAATACTGGAATGGTAGTGCTTGGACTACATTTATTCCTTCTTTAGCTGATTTAGAAGGGAATGATGAAGAAACCGAATACGACTTCTCCGAAGATGGGGCAGAGTTATTTTTAGATTTACCGGGTTGGGCTACTTACGTATACGCTGCTAGTGGAACAGAACCAGATAGCACCTCTAGGTACTATATTAGGGTTTCTCCTGCGTCCGTATCCACTAGCCCCACCGTAAAGATGGTTCGTAAGCGATCTTATAATGCTTACTGTAGTCCTGCTGAAGTGTATGAGTTCCTAAACCTTAGGTGGACAACTGGGGCGTTTACTACAGCCACCACTCCTGCCTTAGCAGCGGTGGAAAATATAATTCATAGGAGACAGTCCTATATAGATCGTATGACTAGAAAGAGTTGGCGACCTAATATAGCTTATGAGTATCACGATTTCAACCTAGCAGGTGTTTCTATGAAGAAGAAGCCTGTTATTGATGTTCTAAAGGTAGAAATTTGGAATGGTACTGAATGGGAGAATAGAACTCAAGGACGTAATGAAGAGTGGTTCTTTACTCCCAACACCAACAAAATTAACTTCTCTAGACTTTTCTTGCTTCCCGCTAGGTTCACGGGTTTGAACAGAGGATATTACGGAGCAGGAATCGGAGAATTCTCTAACGCCGTAAGGATTAAGTACTTATTCGGGCGGAATAGAGTAACAGATGAATTGGAAGGAGACACGATAAAAGACGCAGCAATCAAGTTGGCTACGATTGATCTTTTGACCCACCACGACTACACCAAGATTCTAACGACAGGTGTAAATAGTGTGGATATTCAAACCAAGATTATGACATGGCAAGAAGAAACAGCAAACACCTTACAATCACTAAGATCGTGGGAGACTTTTTAATGAGTCCTAAGAAAACAGAAGAGCTTCAAGAATTTTTAAAAAATCAACCAAATTTCCTGATGAAAGAACGGGAGGAACGACAACGAGCTGCGGAAGAACGAGGCTCGTGGAATGAAAACCCCGAAGAAGATGGATTTTGGATATCTCCAGATAGGAAAATTATAGAGATTTTTTACAATTGGGATTTGGATGATCTGGAACACATGGATTGGATTAGAACTGCCCGAAAACGACCTCCTGTAAAAGGTGTTAATGACAACTAAGCTCATTAATTTTAAAACTTTCCTAAGTAAGGCTCCTTATCAACCAAAAGGTTTAAAGCCCTGTCCACCCGGTGAACATCGACATTGGGGTAGGATGGATTGTCACGAAATTCCCCAAAAACACAAGAAATACCTAAAGCAGGGAATTGATCTGCACCACGGAATGGATATTGGAACAGGTCAAATTCCAGAAGGCACAATTCCTCCTAATGCCCATGACTTTTATGATGACGGTCATCACATGGCTACAGCACATGGAGAACATACCGGAAGTAAGGGAGGAATGTGTAAGCCGGGAGAATATCCTAAAGGGTCAGGTAAACTAGCTCCCTACCACAGGCATCCCGGAGCAGATTATTGCCACCCTGTCCAACAAAAACATGGTGGTTCCTCCCAAAGTAAGCAAATTGCTCAACAATGGCACAATACTCACGCCGCTGACATTCAAGCATCTTGGTACGAATTTAATGAACAACATGGGCTTCCTCAAGAGGAAACTGTACCGGATCCTGTTTCTGATCCAGTAGACCCTTATGAGGGAGATAATAAAGACAATGTACCTACCCCAACGGATAATGTAGATGTTGTCTCATCTACTGAAGAGGATCAGCCAGCAATAGACTCTATAGATTCGCCGGGAAGCGTATCTAACCCGTTTAATGCTCAAGTAAATGACATAATTACACTCACAGAAGATTACGTTGTGGATCATCCTTCTAAAACGTACAAAATTACTGATATAAGTGAAAATGCCTATGGGGAGGAGTTTGCCCAACTTGAGCATACCGAAACTGGGAAAAAATCTGGAATATGGTTAAGTGAAGATAACATAGAGAGTATAGAAAAATGGCAACCTGAAGGAGAGGCGGTAAACTCCTTAAATCCTCATGAGTTTACGATAGGCTCTAAATTTATTAGTTCAGCAGGAAAAACTTATGAGATTACTGGTTTAGATGCCACCGCCAATAAAATTTACTACAACGTGACGGATGAAAATGGTGAAGATCCTGCCACCATGGAATTCAAATTAGATAAGTTTAATAATTGGGTTACGGAGGAGTTAGGAGATTCTGAGGATTCTTGGGGAACTCAAAACGCTTCTATAGAGCATCCACAACCCCCTAAGGGATTTACTCCTATAAATATAGGAGATACTCTAACCGAAGACAACATTAGTAGTTTAAAAATAGGTGATTCGTGGCATGGGACAACAACGCATGCGGATGGCACTACTAACATCACCATACAAGGAACATTAAAGGAAATTGATAAATCCTCAGGCGGTATACCTGTTTTTTCTGTAACTTGGCAAGAAATTTTCCAACATGATGACGGGGATTTAGAAAAAACAGGTGAGTCTTGGGACGGTATGATTACGGGTTCTAACCTGATTGAAAATGACTACGTACTTGCTGAAGACGTTAGCCATGCTACAGTCACTACTCCGACTCCATCCGAAGAACAGGTAAAGAACGCTCCGCCCGCAGGAACGATACTAACGTCTTACGACGAATTAAAAAATATTCCTGTAGGAGCTGTTTTAATATCTCCCGGAAATTCAGAACTGACTATTTTGGGTAATACTGAAGAGGCAGGTACATATCATGGCGGAGTTATAGAATTTTCTTGGGCAGGATCGGATAAAGTCCAATCACTAACATGGGAAGCAATGCTTCAAGAAGGTTACGACGGAGATCAATATGCCGTTGGCACTCTTCCAGATGGGATAAGCACTCTCAAAAATTTTGGTTACGAACTAGGTGGTAAGGTCACTAGTGGTAATTTTAAGGATTTACCTGAAGGTTTATCCTTTTTAGATGCTACAGGTAGTACGGTCACCGTAACTGGAAAGAAAGATACCGCAGAGGGTTCAGGTATATATGTGGATATACATAAACCAAGCGGAGCGGTATACGGAGCGCAATTTGTCTCCGAACTGACTGAATTATCTACTGACGATAACATCATGGAAGATGGATTTAAAATTGTTGGGTTACCCGATGGAACAACCCTCCAAGAGGCTTCCGAACCAAAACAACCAGTTAAAATTAATAAACATGGATTGGATAAAGGGACAACGGTTACAGTTAAAAATATGGCAGGAGATGTTTCTTCCGCTAAAATCGTAAAGACTCATAAAACTAAAGCGGGACAGAACTATACTCTAGAATACACAGATGGTCCGAATGCGGGACAAACTACTAAAATATCCTCAGGACAAGTAAAAGATGATTTAGAGGGTTACCAAGGATATGGCGGGGTTGCCGTAGATGTTCCTATATATAAACCCGGACAAGAACCCGAAGAAACCGTAGAACTAACCTTACCTCCATTAGGCTCTGAACCCGGTAATTGGGACGATGTTCTAGAAAAAACTTCGGGGAAATTGGGTTACAACGAAGGTGGGATATTTAAACACAAACAAACGGGTCAGCAATATTACATTAAATTTAGTAGTTCTGGAAACGACCAACAGGTTAACTCCGAAGCTTTAGCTAATAAGTTGTATGAACTATGTGGAATTGGTACTTTAGGAGCCGATGTAATTAGCTTTCAAGGTAAAACCGCTTTAAAATCTGCTTGGAATCCTGATTTGGAACAAGTCAACATCAACGATATGAAAAACGAACCGGGCATCATGAATTCGTTTGTCATTGACGCATGGTTAGCGAATTGGGATGTTATAGGACCAAATCACGATAACACCCAAAAATCTGGAGATAAAATAATTAAAGTTGACAGCGGGGGATCTTTAAAATTCCGAGGCGCAGGAGAATCCAAACCATTCCCATCTACTGTGTCGGAATTAGAGTCTCTGCGAGATCCTGCCAAAGCTAAAGTAGCTTACCAAGTTTTCCAGAATATTTCCGAAGAGAACTTGAAAGCAGGAGCTCAAATCCTGAAAGGTGTTAAAGACTCCCATATTGAAGACATAGTAGGTGCGTCGAGTATCCCTATTTCCCAACAGCAGGAAATGGCGGATACGTTAAAAGCTAGAAGGGATGATATCCTCAGCAAAATAGGTCAGGATGCAGATTCTATGGCGCATCCGGGTCAGCACAAACACGCTGGATACAGTGGATGGCACAGCAAAACCCAAGAACATGGTGGACATCTTGTAGAAGCTAATGAAGCACATAAGAAATTAAAGGAAGGTCCCTACACAAAGGGTGCGACTTCTGAACCGACTAAGAGAATTTGGTCGAGAATTGATTCGACTAGATCTCCAGAAGTTCAACAATTAGCGCAGAAGGCTAGGAATACTAATTTCTTAGTGGGTTCTCAGTCAGCTAACGCAGCAGCAGTTGGTAAATTCCTAAAAGAAAATAATATTAAAGATACTTTTCAGAGCCACTTTCAGGGTTGGCAATCTGGAAACCACGCAAGTATGTCTAACGTAAGAAGGATTACAGCTATTCGAGCTGCTTTACATTTCCTAAAAGGCGAGGGAGATTCTTGGGAAGACACAGAAAAACAATTCTGGCAACAGATGGGAGCAAAACCTTCCGACGTAAGTAAGGGTTGGACTCAAGGAATCAATAATGCCATGGCCATCCTTCCATATATTGCTTTATCACAACAATATGTTAAAGCTAATATAACTAATAAAAAGACAGGTAAGGTCAATACGGTGTTCAGAGGTTTATCGGATAAATCTTCCTACAGTGGTACTAGTACTAATGTGGCTACAAACGTAGTAACTGCTTTAAAACTAGCTAAATCTGAGGGTGAAGTAGAAGACCAAGTAATTCGTATGCCTAATGATGGTATTTCGGGATACTCTACAAGCGAGGGAACTGCAAAAGGATTCGCTGGTGGAGGAGGTAAAGGAGTTGTGTTTAAGAAGGAAGGACTTGACCCAGAAGATGTCCTAATACACTTTAACGCATTCTCCAATAGTCATACATCCGAACAAGAATTATTAGTGGATAGCGCAGCCGTAAAAGAGTTTAGTGTCAACGAAGTGTATCAGTCACATTAGGAGATAATAATGGCATCTTTAGTCGCACAAGACGACGTAAAAGCTTTACTAGATGCACAATGGAACGCTAGTAATGTAACAGAACCAACTATGAGAGTCATAAACCATAATGACACTCAGATTAGACACGACTTGGTAAATGCGGGAGACTTGCTTACTGTTCGGGCTGACTCACCATTTTTTAGGGAAACTCCTATAGGAAATCATAAGTACGGACACAGAGTTACTAACTTACTAATAGAAATTTGGACTACTAACAATTCCGACGGTCGGGACAGACTTTACGACCTAGCCGAAGAAATAAGGCGCATAATCCATAATCAACGTCATAGTATGACGAACTTCCAAAGAATTCTCTATATAGGTATGGATGAGATAGGGATTGAGGAGAATGAACAGGTTTGGGGGGCGCAAGTTCAGGTTGAATTAGAAAACCGAGCAGTATTATTAGAGACATAATACGTATAATAACAATAGGGATTATCCCATGATTGATAGGAGATTAAAAAATTGGCAGTATATCGTAATGACCAAGTAGATTTTTCTTTCGCTTCGGAAGTAGCGTTAGGTGGATATTTTGCGCCTTTGGAAGCGACTCTAGAAAGTTCAGGGGGTTTTTCAGGAGCTTTGACTGCTGCTGTATCTCCCGGCTCTAGAACTATTGCTGTAGATGGCGATAGTATGGATGATTTAGCCGCAGGGACTTATGTTATAATCGGTAACGATGCAGATACTCACGCTGGTGCTGATGACGCAACTCTAAATAGCGAAATTAGAAGGGTTGTATCTTTTACGGGCGCAGGAGGCTCTTCAGGTGTAATCACCTTATCTGCTCCCCTAGGATATCCTCATAAAGACAACTGTACTGTCAAAGAAGCCGACGTTAATTCGGGCGTAATTCAAGGATTAGGAATTTCTGAGGATTCGGAAGGTGACGTAACTATGGATCACATCCGGTTTACACCGGGTGTTTGGGAAACTATAGAGGCTCCTGACCCAACTATGGAATTTGAAGGTCGTTACTTCTTAGGATCTGAATCCAAGAGAGCATTTTATACTGCATTCAAAGGACAACAGAGTTTCTCAGGAACTTTGTCTAACATGGAACTTATCAACGGGTATCCTCTTAGATTCCCTATTGGTAAGGTAGCCACTCAGGGGACAGATCAAACTTCTAGTGGAGGAGGTTCTGTAACTGGCGCAGCAGTTAGCGCAGGAGATTACTTTGTTCTAGTCGATGCTGACACCAACTACTTAGACGATGAGTATATTCAGGTAGGGGCTAGTGATAGTGGGCTAGAAGAAGTTAGGAAGATTATTCAAATTGACTCTAATACTGAATCTACGACTAAAGACCGAATTTGGGTTGATTACCCCTTCCTTCTAGACCATGCAGCGGGAGTAGCGTGTAATCAGGTAATTGCCCCATTTACACATAGAATAATAGAAACTGTAGACTTATCCCCCATAACTTGGCAGATAAAAAATAATGATTCTGCTGGAACGGCTGCTAATGTTTGGCTTAGGCGTTACATAGGTGGAAAAATTGGGCAAGCTACTATAACTGCGGAAGAGGGCGGAACTCTCAGGATGAGTTGGGAATCTGCTCCGTTCATAGATATGCAGCATAACCAATATGACAGTAGTGCGGTAACTGCGCCCAATAATAAATATGATGCTGGGTTATCTGCTGTAACAGTAGAATACCCCGGTACGGAACCATATTTCTTCTCTCAAGGTTCTATTACTTTGTTTGGTGTAGAGCTCGCTAGAGTTACTAACTTTACCCTAAACATCAATAACAACCTTGAACCACGATATTTCATAAGAAACGATGGGTCAGAGAGAACCCCGTCAGATATTTATGAAGGTCGGCGTGAATATAGTATGACAGCTACGGTTGTTTTACCAGACTCTACCGCAGGGGCTACCGATACTACTAGAAGCCTTTTCAAGGAACTTCTAGCAGAAGGTGACTATGGTTCAGGTACAGCAGGATTTGATATTGATCTAGTGTTTACTAGGGGAACTAACGATACCTTATCTATCAATATTCCTGCAAATAACGTAGCTGGAGCAAGCGTTGCGGCAGCAACGGGGGGTAATGCCCAAGGAGCATTTATACGATCAGCTAACACGAGTGTATCTACTGATAACCCGGTTTCTACTGAGGTAGATATTCTATTTAGGAATATTTCTATGGAGGTAGTAGACTCTGAACCAGTCTATCCGTAAGAAAAAATTAAGTAATCAAGGAGCGAAGTATGAGTTACGAAAAGTATATGTTAACTAGAGAGGTAGAAAAGGTAACACTAGATCTACCTTATGAGGAAGATGAAGAACAACTAGAAGTGTCTGTTAGACCTCTATCGTGGTCTAAGAAAAACTCGCTAGTGTCTCAGTGTACTAATTACACAGGAGATGGGGGTGTAGCTTTCGATGGGCAAAGGTACATCAATGAAGTATTGAAGTACATTATTACCGAAGCCCCGTGGGGAGCCACAACTGATATGTTCTTGGCTAAGGTAGATTTAAGTTTAGGAGGAGCCTTAGAAAAATTAGTTCCTTCCGCTACGGATTCAGATGTAGCTGAAAATGCTGAAAATTTAGCGTAAAGGTCCTATCCTACTTTAGAGGTAGGAAGGATGCTTTAAGTGTAGACGAACTTAGGCATATAAGTTATTGGGGTATGGTTATGCGGTTGCTAGATGCCGGGTTCACTTATGATGTAATCCAAGACTTACATGAGGGTGATTTGACTTCTATATTAGCTATATTAGCTGCTAGGGATAAAAAAATGCACGAGGATCAACAGGCTAATGCCCACCGACGTTAGCGGAACTATAAATATCATTGCCGAAGTGGTAGGCCGTAATCAAACGATGTCTAGTGCTGGACATGATATTACCGAAGCTAAGGATAAGCGCACCAAGGAGAAAAATAGAAAAAATCTCCTTGGTGTTGCCTTAGAAATGAAAACCTTAGTTAAGATTCTCACTGTTGGAGGATTGGTATATCAATCTAAAGTTCTGTCACAAAGTTTGAGTACAATAGGAAATCTTTTAGGATTTTTAGTTGACGTTCTCTTATTGCCTTTCGTACCGTTATTTACGAGAGGTTTAAACGTTATGGCAAACATTCTAAATGCTGCGAATAACTTTGAATGGCCAAAGGGCAAAGAAGGTTGGAAAACAGTTTGGGAAGATTTGTTAGCGTGGTGGCAGAAGCAATGGGATGAAAAAGGTGGTTTAGTCGGCATTATAAAAGAATTCTTTTTGGATGTCACTGGAACTATTTTACTAACGGCTTTACTGTCTACTCTTGTGTTTGGACCTAAAACTGGAATGTGGATTCTCAGTAATACATTTGGATGGGGAACCGGACAAGGGGTTCGGCTAACTAAAAGCTTTTTAGGTACTTTACTTGGGTGGAGTAAACAGGTAGGGTCCGCTTTAATAAATGCGACTAAAATGGGAGTAACCCTTATTGGGGAAGGGCTCGCAAGTTCAGGCACACTCCTAAGACGAATGTTTCCAAAGTCCGCCGCCCTATTTACGAAAAAACTGGTGAGTAGCGCATTTGGACTAGTTCATTATTTACCGGGAGGTAGGAAGGCAACTAGATCGGCAAGTAGAGCAGCTAGACTAGGGTGGGCAGCTCTATTGTTCTCTACTAGTTACATAGGTGGAAAACTAGGGATAGTAAAAAACATTCTCACGAGTTTAGGTATACAAGCCACATTGATGAGTGTAGGTAAATTAGTTCTATTAAAATTTTTATTCGTTCTTTTTGTAGGAGCCGTTGTAGTTACCGGAGCAATGGTAATTAACTATATATTACAAAAAACCATTGGAAAGTCTCTTGGCGAAGTAATACCTTTTGTAAACACAAACAAAACGTATGAACAGGAATATAATGATGCAATGGCTTGGATGAGAATGTTTGGGTTTGACCCAAGAACATTCATGATGGGAGCTTTTGGTGGCACTTATGGTGTTGGTGGTGTAGGAGGTAATAGGCAATAATGGCCTCTGATGTCGGTGGAACTATACATATAATTGCAGAAGTTATGGGGGATGCCTCTTCTCCCCTTGCGGGTCAAGGTGAGGCTGTTGGTCCTAGACAGCGAAAGCAACAAAGAGAAGAAGCTAAAACCATTTTTGGTATGACGATTAGTGCATTAACCATAATTAAAGCCTTAACTATTGGGGGACTCCTTCGATACTCTAAAGTTATCTCTATGACAGTAAATTCTATGATGTTTATGTTAGGGATATTTTTGGATATATTTTTACTTCCTCTAACCCCTATGATTATGAGAGTATTTAACACTGTTTTTCCCATACTTGGCTATTTAGATAAGCTTAGAACAGGAGAAAAGTCTTGGGGAGATATATGGGGAGATATAGGAAAGTGGTGGAATAAGCAATACCACGAACATGGATTTTTCGGGGCTTTAAAAGAAATTTTTGCTACTATGACAGGGGGAGTTGTACTTGCTTTCTTGTTTGCTAGCGTAGTTCCCGGACTAAGTGGGAAATGGGTTTTAAATAATGTATTTAAAATACTCGGTGGACGATTCTTATGGAACGAGTTAACTTCTTGGTTCGGATTCAAGAAAACTTATACGGCTCGTAAAAAGAATATGGAAGCGATGAAAAGAGGAAGAAAGCTTAAACATGGGCTTCTAACTACAAAAAGTATGATGGCTCACTATTGGGATAAAGGAGCTTACCTACTAAAAGAGAATATGCGTAGAGCGTTAGATTTAGCAGTTGATTTATCGACTACATTTGGGGGAAGATTGTGGAAAGCCTTAGCCTTTAGGGGCAGAATGGTAATACCTATTTTATCTGCTTTATTAGGAGGTTTAGGTTTAGCTAAATTAGGTAAGTATGGAACTTTAGCCTTACTACTTGGTGCAATTCTTTATGTTAGTGCGATGACAGCTAAGGAAGCGGTAGAAAAAGTAAAAGAATATCTACCTCAGGTAGACATACCAGATATGCCCAACATGACAGAGATACCTGATTGGATACAGCAAACTATTAATAACCTAGATGAAGCTTTGTCTGGCAATTGGGGAACTCCTGAAATTAGTGGGACTAGAAACTTAGGCCAATAATTAACGAGGATTAATGTAAAATGGCGGCAACTTTAGATGTAACTTTAAAATTTACTCCATCAGGGGGGTCATTGACGACATACTCTTTACAGGTAGAAGAGTTAGTTGTTAATATACGTCGTCAACCTTTGCACCAGCCTATTCCGGGATCTGACCCCCTACAAAACGACTTCGGACTAAGTGACCCTAATGTACGAGTTAGAGGTATTCTTCCAATAGCCCCCGGTAGTGACGGAACGAATACTATATGCGATAAAGTGCAATTAGAGGATGTGGTAACGGATCATTACCAAAATGATATCACGCTAACCATAGGGGCGGGTTCAGGAGATGCTAGCGCACAGGCTTACGTAGGAAAAATTCAAGATTTTTCTGCAACTTTAAATGCTGGTAAAGAAGAAGTTTACTGGACATACTCCCTTACGTTATTAGCTCAATTGAGGTCTTAATCATGGCTGCAAATGGCGTTATAGGCATTACTGCCCAAATATTAGAAAGCACCGACCTTGATGGGCAACAACAACCTACCCCAGATATGTCTCTACTACAAAGAATTTCTGTAAGTCTACGTAACATGAGACAGAACTGGAAAAAGATGGTGGGAAGTAAGGCGACAGGCTTGTTTTGGATTATGTTAGCTAACTCTAAAATTGCCCAAACTCTTATAAATACAACCTTCCGTATGATAGCCACTCTTATGGATATCATAGTAGGAGCCTATATACTTCCTATTCTTAGATGGATTATAGAAAATCTAGGGGGTCTTATAGACACATTCCAAAATGTCGTAGAGGGACTTTGGAATTGGATGAAAGATACATTTGGACCTGTTTGGGATTGGATAAAAGGAGCGGCTATGGAGGCTTGGGCAGCCATAGGTGAAATGGCGGGATTGTTAGGATTTGAAGGCGTGAAGGAAAACGTAGATTCTCAAGTAGAGCAGTTCTATAAAGATAAAGTTCTTTCAGAACTTACCCAAGAGGAATTAGAGGCTTGGGCAAAGGATCCCAATACTGGTCTTATAAAGGGCGGACCTATTCCACCCGAACATTGGAAGTCGTTGTTAGAAGACGACCCCGATTTAGAAGGATACAATCCCGATTTGGAAGAGGAAGAAGACTTCGAGGAAGTATCGTGGGTTTATCAGAATGGTCCGGGCGCACCCGCAGATGGGAAACTAACGGCTGATAAAGTTGCTCTAGCAAACGCTAGAGGAGATTTAAAGTTAGTAGATGAACAGTTTACGGAATCCGATATGGACGATGATAGTGACTCGTTTTGGACTAGTTGGCTTGATGGTGTAGAGCAGTTTGGATGGACTGACGTTCAATCGTGGTTTGATAATGGTACACAAGAGAACGAGGGAGGCCTTAGTTGGGAATGGGTTTTAACGGCAATGTTTGGAGATCATTTCGGAAGTAGTAAGGCTAGTGGACAAGAGGTTGTAGAATCTCTGATTGATGCTTCCATTGAAGGTACAGAAGGTTCGCTTGATACGACATCAAGATATGCAAATGAAAATCCATTTCCATATTACGAACCTTATATGGGAGGCACTACAATGCACCCCTTACCCGGTGTTGGTTCAGACTCACAGTATTGGTTCTCAGCGCAGTAAAGAGGAATTGAATATATGGTAGCAACATTACAACATGGTAGCAGTTTCGGAACAACAGAAACCCAAACTATCCGAATACGAATAGTGGATGAAATAAATCACCCTAAATATTTAGAGGTTGATGTCGCTAGTCCCGCAGGTAACCGTAAAACCACGTATAACCCTTTCGATGAAGTTAGAATCGTGGAGTCGGATGTTACGGATGATCCAGTTTTATTCCGAGGCAAGATAGTCAAAATTAGTAGTCCTATTCACCCACAATTTGGGCAAGTTGTTAAGTTTATAGCGTTTGATAATTTACGAGAATTACATAATCTTAGAATCAACGATGGAGATTATAGTCAAAATGGTATAGATGCTTTAATTAACCATTTAATTAGAGAGCATGTTAAAACTATTAGCTCCTCTGGTATAAACTTACCTTCGGTAGACTCTAATACAACTAAGTTTACGTCTTCTGAAAATACGGGTGGCAGGACCGTTTACGCTAAAAATACAGGCAAATCTATATTACAAGTTTGTCAAGAACTCGCTGAAGTAGATCCGTGGACTAACACACCACAAACAGATACAAATTATGGATTTCATTTTTATATAGATGAAGATAATGACTTTAACTACTATCGAAATGAAACTGTTCCTTCTAACGCCTACACTAACGGACTTAAAATAGTTTCGGGAGCCACTAGTGAAACCGACCTACAAAGACCAATGTTAGTTGGAGATTCGTGGGATGAGATAACGGATGACGTTATAACCGAAATTAAGTGTAACTATACCTTGGCTGGCGAACCTAAAGTTTTGAGGCTAAAAAGACTTACTCATCAATCGGTAGGGGGTTCTGGATATCCGTTTCACGCTAATGATGAAATTAGAGGTCAAAGTAGCGGAACAGTTGCTAAAGTTCAATTAGTCACTAGTTTGGCTTTAATAGTATCACATGTAGATGAGGGAGATAACGAGGTTCCAGTGTTTACGGCTGGTGAAACTATTGTTTCTACTAAGGTAGATAGGAATAGTGACGGAGTTTATAATACAGATACAGGAACATCCGCAGATGAAACTGGTCATGCTAGTTCTAATCCTGTATATAAATATTCTGTGGCAGATGGAGCTACTGGACACGGAACATCCGCATATGTGACAACTGCTGGAGCATCTGCTGTATTTACGACTACTCCAGAAATTGAACTAGGCCAAAAGAGCGTTATAGAGTTAAATCTTCCAGAATTTAATTTCCCTTCGGGATTTTCCGACATCTCAGCTAGATCAAATGTAGCCACAGTAGCTGCCCCTTATTTAACCAAATCCTTTTTGGATATCGACGTTTACACACATAGAAAAGGAATTTGTCAGATAGTTGGATTTCCATGGTATAGAACAGGAGGTAGTACTTATGTAGTTAGGGCAGGAAATGAAGTCTACTGCCAACAAAATGTAATACACGCCATAGCAGACAACTACACAGTATCTAAAATTGATTATGTTCAAGATTATGGAAGTGGTATGGCTAAGTCTACTCTCTATGTAACTGACTCTAATGCGGGTGCTTGGAGGAGAACTTTAGTACAAGAGGCAAAAAAGGTGGGTGAGGACGCACCTAAAAATGCTGTTGACTCTGTGGGTAGGGGTCAGCTAGCATTTTTTAATGACGCAACCGCAAGTGGCTATATCCCAACTTCATCTGCAAGCCCAACTTATGGCATGTTTAGATATGCGTTAGACGGTGGTGGGGGTTCAGCAGATACACTAGCCTTCCTATCGGGACAAACTAGTGGTACTCCCGCAGCAGCAACGGCGGGATCCGCATTTTGGTCCATGCTGAATGAAAGTGATGGCTCTACGGGCAGTAGACTTCTTTTTGAACCTATAGTTGATTATGACACAACTGATACTACTAAGAATCGTGCATGGATTGGATACCATAATTACCTATTCGGAATACAAGCTTATTACCAAAACGCAGGTACCGGAAGTGCGTCGTTCCCCGCCCACACTTTTATTACCGATACTAATACTGGTATGTATCTTTCAAGCTCTGACACTATAGGGTTTTCTACTGGCGGTACTGCACGAGCTACTCTTAGTTCAAGTGGTCTTGCGATAGTCTCAAGCGTGGCTAGTGACGTTGAAGTTAACATAAATTCCTCTACTGGGTTACTTACTAAAGTAAGCTCTTCTAGACGTTATAAAGATAATATAGCAGACTTAGGTATAAATACAGAAAATATTTATGATTTACGCCCGGTTTCTTTCGACTGGAAAAGTAATGGAAAGCCCGATTTTGGGTATATAGCAGAAGAAGTTCACGAAATATTACCTGAACTAACTATTTATGATGATAAAAACAGACCCGAAGCAGTAAAGTATAAACAACTTTCAATTCTTATGTTGGAAGAACTTAAAAAACTTAGAAAAGAAGTTAAAGAATTAAAGGAGAAATTATAATGCCAGATGTAACGGTATCATTCACAGACGCACAATGGACTAGGGTTGTAGCAGCATCTTCAGCCATTCTTTTTCCACCTGATCAGACTGTAGATGTAGATAAGTTGGCAGCTAAATGGAAAACTGAAGTAACTAATGCTGTAAAATCGTATGAACATGAAAATGCTTCTGTAGCTGAATTCTAATGAAACTTCATAAATGGCGACGTAGACAAGTCAATAAGATGAAGAAAAAAGATCCTGCTAGAACCGCTACAAGCATCGCACAGGAGCTAGGGATATCTATAAGCAGGGTAACTGAGATATTGAAGCAGGACGGGCTGTATGAGTCTCCGTGGACTTCATTTACCTGTAATTATTGCGGAGAGGAAAACGCCATCCTAAAATCCGCTTTGGCTCAGAAAAAGCTACGAGGAAACCAAAATCTCTATTGCAATAGGGAACATTACGATAGAGACAGAAATGCTTACCCTTACTTAAGTAAGGGTACGTAGGTAGTATAATATAAAGACCTTAAAAATTGACCATTTATTTTTGAAAAACTTGAGTATAATAAAATTATATTTGGGTAGGAAAATATATAATTCGTCCAATGTTCTTAAATCTATGCTATACTTACAGTCCTATAAAGCTTAAGGAGAGCATATTGAACATACACACAGTAACTTTTAGTGGAGCGAGCAATGGAACGTCTATTACAAAGATGTGTGACCTCTACGAAACCCATCCATATATTGAATGGGGTATACAAACACCACATTTTGGAGGCGGGCTTTTTCCTGATGCTGGTTGGGTTAAAGAATTAACCTCTACCGACCTTCCTCTTTCTGCTCATATGTGTTCGGTAAAAGAACTATTAGAGAACTCTAACCCGGTAGAAGTATTGTCTATTGAAGGATGGGATTCTTTTCAACGAGTACAGATTAATACTCACGGTCACCCTCACCACACTCAGCACACTACGTTAGAGTTGTTAAAATCGGATTTATTTTCGGACAAGGAAATTATATTTCAGTTGGATGATGTTCCTATGAACACGTACACATTTGAACTTGCTAACTCATTAGGCGTAAATGTATCAGGACTATTTGATACTTCTCATGGAAGTGGAACTTCTCCTAGCGTTTGGCCTAAAGCAGATCACGTTCTTTTGGGTGGAAAGTTTGGATACTCAGGTGGCTTAGGTCCTGACAACATGAGAACTGTTCTTCCTCAAATTGCTACGGCAGCGGGAGATGCAGACATATGGATTGATATGGAAGGTAAAATACGAAATTACGGCACGTTGGATTTTGATAAAATTCAGAGGGTTTTGGACGAAGTTGAAAACTCTGGATATCTAAAGCAATAGGAGTTAAATTAGTGTGGATACACATCCCGAAATCAAATACATCAGTCTCTACTCAGGAGGCGGGGGACTCGACCTTGCCTTCAAACTCGCAAATCCAAGTGCTAGAGCAGTCTGTTACGTGGAAAGGGAAGCATCGAGCCTTGCGCTCTTGGTTGACCACATGCAAACGGGACAATTGGATGATGCGCCTATCTTTGCAGATTCCGGAACCTTCGACGGTAAACCATGGCGTGGAAAAGTGGATTGGATCATTGGAGGATTCCCTTGTCAGCCCGCCTCCGTTGCAGGACGAAGATCAGGACAAGACGATGAGAGATGGCTTTTCCCTCACATTAGGAGAATCGTGTCAGAAGCGCAGCCACAAGGGTTGTTCTTGGAGAACGTGCGTGGACTCCTATCTGTTAATGATGGGGGCGGATTCGAAGAAATCCTCAGGGACTTGGCCAACCTCAGGTACCATGTTGAATGGGGTGTTTACAAAGCGTCCGATGTTGGAGCCAGTCATAGACGAGAACGGGCGTTCATCTATGCCCAAATGGCCGACCCCCGACACGACGGACAGGAATTACAAGCCAAAGAACTTCCGAAAGGATACGAACTTCAATCCCGAAACGGGTTTGGGGAGACATTCGGTATCGTTGGGTCAGGTAGTGAGCAGTTGGTCCACCCCTACAGCGAGGGACGTAAAGGGAACCAACAGTCAACCGAAGTTTATGACGCAACTTCCGAATCAAGTAGCGCACGAATTCGTTCCCAGTTGGAAAGAAGAGTACAGTCAGGATATGAACTGGCCGACTCCCGATACGATGCCCGAAGCACCGAACCAGAACAGCAACGTGAAGAATCGTCCGAAATCTTTGCTGAAGGCAGCGGAACTAGCCCAAGAAGTGGGGAACAACTGGGCTTCTCCTACTACCTCAAACGCCAACGACAAGTTCAAGAACCGTCCGAAGGATCCCTCTCGTCTGATGGGACAAGCGGTGATGTGGTCAACTTGGCCGACCCCCACGACTCAGGAGACCCCGCATCCCGATATGGAATTAACGGAAACGGGACGACGGAAGACGAAGGACGGAAAGAACAGCCACAGTCTGAACTTACAGGACAGGGTGGCGGGTTGGAGAACGCCAAGCGCATCAGATCCAGATGGTGGGATAGTGAAGAAGAACTACGGAGGCAATCCGAAGATAAAACTACGGGATCAAGCGTCGAATTGGTCAACGCCAATGGCGGGGGACGACGGAGCGAAATCAACGGTGAATTCCCATCAACGGGGATTGATTTCGGATGCAGACCATTTTCATGGCCGCCCCGTCCAACAAGCCCTGAGTGGGGACACATCCTCAGGGAAAGACCCGACCTTGCCCCGGCTAAACCCGAAGTTCGTGGAGTGGTTGATGGGTTGGCCGGAGGATTGGGTAGAGCTGACAAACTTCGCATACTTGGAAACGGAGTAGTTCCGCAACAAGCAGCGGTAGCGTTTCTTATGCTAGAAAATCGAATGTTAGGTGTACACGAAGGAAGTTAAAATGGTAACGGCTACTAAACAAATAGTACCCATAACCGAATTAGAACAATCGGCTTTTTGTCAGTCGGATGGAAACCTACGCACCAAAACTTTAGAAGAAGAGTTTAAGGCAGGAGTTCGTTGGCAGAAGATACCTACTAGATATGCAAAATTAACTCCTGAGGAATTGACCGAAGGAATTGCGTTTGCTAGGAAGGAAATTGGAACTAAGGCTGTAGTGTTAGGTCACCACTACCAACGTGACGATGTAATACAATTTGCAGACATAACAGGAGACTCGTATCAACTATCTAAACAAGCGTCGGAAATCACAGACGCTAAATGGATAATTTTTTGCGGTGTCCACTTTATGGCTGAAACAGCCGATATTCTTACTTCAAACGACCAAAACGTTATACTGCCTAACTTAGCTGCAGGTTGTTCTATGGCGGATATGGCTGCGATAGATGATGTAGAGACTAGTTGGAGTGCGTTGAAATATGTGTTGGGTTCTACAGAGGATATTATTCCTATAACCTACATGAATTCCTCCGCCTCCATAAAAGCGCATTGTGGAGAAAATGGTGGCTTGGTGTGTACTTCATCTAACGCTGATAAAGCTTTTGACTGGGCGTTGGAACGAGGGAATAAAATATTATTCCTACCTGACCAACACTTAGGAAGAAACACTGGACTAGCTAAAGGCATACCTGAGTCGGATATGAAAGTCTGGAATCCTCACCTACCTATGGGTGGATTAGAGGAAGAAGAAATTCACAAAGCTACTGTGTTATTGTGGCAGGGACACTGTTCTGTTCATACTAGATTTACCACCGATCAAATAGACACTATCAGGGATAAAAATCCTCTGACTAATATCTTGGTACATCCTGAGTGTACTAGAGAAGTGGTAGACGCAGCGGATATGGCAGGTTCTACAGAGTTTATTTTGAAAACCATAGCTAACGCTCCCTCAGGAACGTCTTGGGGAATCGGAACTGAAGTTAATATGGTAAAACGGTTAGCTCAACAGTATCCCGATAAAGAGATATTTTGTCTCGACCCTATAGTGTGTCCTTGTGCTACAATGTATAGAATACACCCTGCGTACATTCTTTGGGTATTGGAGGGGATATTGGCGGGAATTGCGATAAACAGGATTGAGGTTGAGTCAGGGCATAAGAGACATGCTTTAGTTGCGCTTGACCGTATGCTGAAGTTAGGGGCGTAATTTTTAGATAAAATACTGTATAATATAGTATCCATTGCGGGGTAGAGAAGTGGTATCTCATCTGGCTCATTACTAGAAGATCGTGGGTTCGATTCCCACCCCCGCTACCAATAAATTTATAGGAGATAAGGTATGTCAGAAAAGTTGGTAGCTTACGATAGTAAGTATCTCGTTGTGGAAGACGATAACACTATGACCAAAGGCGGGTTGCATGTTCCGGGAGAACTAATGACAGTTCACGGATATGGGACTATAGCTAGTGTAGGTCAAGGTCGAGTAAATGAGTTTTCTGGGGACACCATTAAACCCCGATTAAAGGTTGGAACTAGGGTGGTTTTTATAAAGCACTCTCAAATGGTGATAGACCATGAAGACACTAAGTATTTTGTTCTAACTGACCACGAAATTGTGGCCACGTTGCACAAAACCAAGAAAGGTAAGTAGATGTCAATAATCCAAGATAAACGAACCGAGTTGAGTGAGAATTTTACCTGTAACACAATAGACGAAGTTCATAAAGTTTTAACTGAGTTTATTGACAATAGAGCAGATGAAGCTAATTGGGATTTGCAAGTGCAGTTCCTAAAAGATAGTAAACTATGGTTAGTAGTTGCTAGGGCTAGTGTCATAGAAGGAGATATTCAATATGGCTAATATTACAGATTTAATGAATCTTCCTCTTAGCGGAAATTTTGTCCGAAGTTTTTATGGTTTAGATACTCGGCGTCCTATGGATATAATAGATAGAGAGGCAGAATATTTAATAAGAGTATCTACACCGGGAGCAACGGATGTAAGCGTATCGGTTGAAGATAATTCTTTACTTATAGACGTAGAGCGAGATTTCTCTGAGAACGATAAAGAAGAAGGACAGTTTAATATACACGGTATATCAGACTATAAGTTTTCTAAAACTTTATCTCTGAATAATACTAATGTTGACGTAGATAAGATAACGTCAAAATATTCTAAGGGAATTCTAGAGATTACTCTTCCTAAAACTGAGGAAGCAAAACCTAAAGTAATTCCAGTAGATGTGACTATGGAGTAAGTTATGATTGGAAAACTTAGACCTCAAATCTTTTTAGCTATTATTGTCTTAGGCGTCCTAGCTTATACGGGAGCAAATAACGGTCTTCCAGAAATTGCTACAGGTACCATTGGGGGCATCATAGCTCTTGGAATGAAGGTACTGGAGAACGAATAATGCTTTCTGAATGCAAATGTGGCGGAAATTGCCAATGTGGTAAAAAGGGGTTGACACACTAAATAAAATAGTGTATACTAATATGTATTCGCATGATCTACTTTGTACGGTAGATGGTAAGGGCTATTACATAGGTGGGAAGTCGTACACTATCCCACTAATGGTGCAAGTATAGCTAATGGATATGAACTGTGCATGAGTGAATATCTTGAACAGGCGTAGAGATGGAGCGGGAGTGGGAATCCCCGCCATGCGAATTATTTAACACCCCCTTATTTTTTTATTTGTGATAAGGTATATAATATGTATTGGGGGCGCATGGTTTCGACTGGTTCCCTAGCAATCAATCAGAGATGTAATGTCTCAACTGCTAAAAAGCCCACAGCAAATACGGCAGGGTTGACCGAGTAGGAAGTCAGGACGAGGGTTCGATTCCCTCCGCTTCCACCAAAACATAGAGTGCGTGACCGCCACATGAAGACGGCCCTCCACACTCCTTAGTGCGTTTAGGAGAAAACAATGCGTACTATTAGAGAGTTTTTTAGGGTGATTGTTCAAAAACTGGAGTTAGAAGAGTATTTAGGTCATAGAGACTCTTACATAAAATGGATAAGGTAAACGTATGACGCATAACGAAGCACAGTTGCTAGAACAGTGGGAGCCTAAGGTAAATTCTATGCTTCGTAGTGTGTCTATCGTAGGACTTGATCGGGAAGATATCGCCCAAGAACTTCGGATTTCAATACTGAAATCTGCTAGAGGGTATAATTCCGAAAACACTTCAGCTAAATTCCATACGTATTTACACGTATCTATGTTAAACGTAATTAGAAGTTTAATGGCGAAGGCGAAGAAACACGTACCGACTGTTTCTTTAGATCAACATCTAAGTTCTTCTATGTCTCAATCCGACACTAGAAATATAGGGTCGGTATCTAATAAGTTGCTAACGGCTTTAGAGGATCCTGCCCAGATAGAAATTTTCGATGAAGTGGATTTATTGTCTCTGATAGATAAATGTAATCTCACCCCTAAAGAGTTAGATTTTATAGATTTACGAACCCAACGGTATAGGTTAAGGGAAATTAGTGATATACTAGAGGTTAATGCTGTAAAGCTACGAGAAAGCGTCAAACTTAAACTAGAATGGGGACTTAAATCAGAATGCCAATTAACCTTTATGAGTTATCAGAACAATATAAAACTTTAGTAGATTTTGCCGAAGAAGAAGATGTAGATATTTCGGAAGTCTTATTAGGTATTGCTGAAACACTAGACCAAAGAATGGAAAGTTTAGTGTTGTCGGTAAAGACTCTAGAGGCGCAATCCGCAGTAGTGGATTCAGAAATCACCCGGCTGAAAGATAAAAAGAAAGCTATCAATAACCACGTAACTCGAATAAAAGATTACATGAGGCAGTTACTAGAGGCTTCAGGAAGAACTAAAGCCGGGGGTACGCTAGGTTCTGTAAATATACAAAACAGTCCTCTGAGTTTAGTGGTAGATGATGAGAATGTGATTCCATCGGACTTTATGAAAGCCACACTAACCCTCCAACTAAATGAATTACCCGAAGAACTATCAGGACACCCCACACTAAAATTAGCTGTGGATAAAAAAGCTATTATAGATTTAGCTAGGAACGATGATTTTGAAGTTCAAGGAACTCACGTAGAAAGGAATCAACACCTAAGGCTACGATGATTCGGATAGACTACAAAGCCCCATTCTTTATTTTAGACTTTCCTTATAATAAGGGAGACTTGAAACTTGTCCAAAATTTACCAGTTCGTGAATGGAACAAATCAACCAAAGAGTGGAGAGTTCCTAGGTTAGCTAGTAAATCCTTAGAGCAATTAGGTCCCCCACGGACAGTACCCGCTACTTGGACAGATGCAGCTCAGGCAGCCAAACAAAAAGTCGAAGACACGATACTAAAATTAGTGGATTTGAAGTTTCAAGAAGGGGAGTCTGGCGGATTACTTCGCCCGTATCAAACTGTTGGAGTTGAGTTTCTAACGTTTGCTAAAAAAGGATTATTAGCGGATGATATGGGGTTAGGTAAATCCATTCAAGCTATTAAAGCTTCTATGGATGTATCTGCCGATAAAGTATTAGTATTATGTCCTGCGTCGTTAAAGTGGAAATGGGCTGACGAGTTTAAAAAACATTTCAATATTGATGCTTTTGTGGTCGCAGGAAAAAAGGAAGAACGTAGAGCAGTTTGGAAATCTAAAGCTAAGTATATTATAGCTAACTATGACCTACTCCACCCTAATAGGGATTGGGACGATATGCCCCACAAATGGGATGTTATTATTGCCGATGAAGCGGTGTACCTAAAAAATCCCAAGGCCATAAGAACTAAACGAGCTCTAAAGTTAGAGGCAGAATATAAGTTCGCCTTATCGGGAATATACATAGAAAACAGCCTAACGGAGTTCTTTTCTATTATGAAATTTATCCGCCCTGAGGTTGTCCCCGATAACGTTTACACATTTACTAAACGCTATTGTGAAGTCGATTGGAACGGTAAAGTTTTAGGAGCGAAAAAAGAAAAATTACCAGAGCTCCACGCCCTGACTTCTCCATTTGTGTTGCGTAGAACTAAGCTAGAAAAGCTGAAGGAGTTACCTCCAAAAATCTATACGCCTATTCCACTGGAGATGTCGGCGGAAGAAAAATCTGAATACTCAAAACTATCCTCAGAATTTAAAGCATGGGTTGAGGGTGGGAGTAAAGAAGAACATAAAACTGTGGGATCCGCTACGCTAGATGTCAGATATTTCGTTGAAGGTATGTATGGTAATTTAGCTACTAAAACTAAAAGACAATGGCTAGAAGAGTTATATAAAACTGTAGATAAGTTAGTCGTATTCACATTCTTTGAAAAAAGTGCCAGAATGTTGAAAGAGTATTTTGATACTCCTTATTACATATCTGGAAAAGAAAAGAACAATAGGTTTGAAGTAGTTAGGGATTTCAACAAAATTAAAAAGGGAATTCTCATATCTACCGATGCTGGAAAATTCGGCTTAGATATGGTGGGTGCGGATACATTAGTTCACTACGGATATGTCCATAACCCCGGTACGATGATTCAGCGTGAAGATAGATTATGGCGTATGGGTCAGGAAAAAACAGTTAACATTCTATTACCGTATTTAATCGGTACAATAGATGAAGGAATACAGAAAGTTTACAATACTAGGTTGGCAGAATCTAATAATTTTATGGAAGGCGCAGAGCAAATGCAAGAAGTAAAATTATCGGTACAAGATTATGCAAAATTAGTTGATGGAAATTATTATGAGTAGAACACACATATCCGCTATCGAATTGAAAGGACCGTATAAGTGTTTAGCTAATTCATACCCAACCTCTGTTATTGTCGAGGGAATTACCTATCCGTCGGTAGAACATGCTTTCCAAGCTGCTAAAGTTTTAGACAGAACCGTGAAATTTAAAATTTCTAAAATGTCTAATTTAGCTGAAGTTAAGAAGTTGTTACTAAATGAATGGACTCGACCCAACTGGAATGAGGTTAAGTATGCTACACTACATCAATTGGTAAAATTAAAGTTTGAGTCTAATAAAGATTTAGCTAAAGTGCTAACTAATACTGGTACCAAGCGTATAGGCGGTAAAAAGGATTCCGAATTAGGCTCTATTTTGATGAAAGTTAGAGGCGAAATACTTCGTGCCTAAAAAAGTTCATCCAGAAAAGTATACTAGTAAACATCTTCTAGATTATTGGAACTCGGAATTTATAGTTCACCAGTCTAAACCATATGTGTCTTTACGATGGGGAGGTTTGGACTTACAATCTTTTAAGGACTTGCTGAACTATTATGATGTGTATACTATTTTATTGGCGATAGAGGTGGCCACTAAATCGGGTACGATAATTTCCGAATTCCGTAATAACTTTGAGGATTACGATTCTCACTCCGCCCACCCGAAGTTAGAATGGTTGGTAAAGGATAGAGGGAATAAGAGACAGAAAAATCTTTGGTATGAATATGAAGATATTTCTACTAGGTGGTTTCCGTCTGCATCTGACCGTAAGCGATTATCAGAAATAGAAGAAGAGTTAAAGGAGTGGGCTAAGTGAGTAACCTTTCATACACCTACGTAGAAAGTGGAATAGTTCTAAATATCTCATCTTATGCCGATTTGAAGAAGATTAATGTAACTCCCCAACATTTTGCCGTTTTTGGGGAAGCCTTCCAGTTCATCTTGAATGAGTTAGATGATAGTAGGCAAGTTCCATCAAGATCTGTGCTTCTAGCAAAGTATCCAGAATTAGACCAAAGTGCCGCAGACGCAGCTGACGTAAGTTTCTTTTCGGGAGAACTGAAACATCAACTAATGTATCGTACTGCCATCCAGTCTGCCAATGAGTGGGTTCCCCAAATACAGGGAAATAATCCACAACAAGCGATAGAGCGTTTGATTCAAGAATTAGAGGCTGTAACCGCTACCGTCGATGATGATATAGAAGTCTATGACTCAGGCAGTATAGATCGTCTAGCAGAGTACTCTGAGAGGGTTGCACAGCGTAAGGATAAGTCGTTGGGTATGTTGGGTATACCCACCCCGTTCAAGACGCTTAACAGGCTTGGTGTAGGGTGGATGCCGGGTGAACTATATTCACTCTTTGCTCGACCTACGGTAGGTAAGTCGTTCATGTCTGTAAAGGTAGCTGCTGTTGCCATGAAACAAGGGCATAAAACGCTACTGATATCTACAGAAATGCCCGTGAAAGCTATGTCCATGCGAATGGATGCTTTTTTGGGGAAACTATTGGGGTATGAGTTTTCTCTAACTAAACTTAGAAGAGGAGAAGAGGGGATAGATGAAGAACAGTATAGAGAATTTCTTACTTCTATGGACTCTAGAAATATTTTGTTTCCTCACCATTTGGGCTTTGATGCCTTAAGCATATCGACCATTAGAAATTTGGTGCGAAAATATACCCCAGACTTAGTGGTAGTTGATGGGGTATACCTACTTAGCGATGATTCTAGTAGGGCTAAGTGGGAACAGAATGATAATCTATTTAAAGGTTTGAAGAATATAGCGATGGCTCATGAAATTCCTGTGTTTTGTACCACTCAGGCAGGACGAGAAGCTGTAGACTTATTCAAGCCACCTAAGTTGAATCAGGTAGCTAATGGAGATGCGTTGGTTCGGGCTAGCGACATTGCGTTTGCGATGAGTAAAGTAGAAGATGATGATAATCAAAGATTTCTCTATTATATGAAACAACGTGACGATGCAGAAATTACAGCTAAAAGTGTTCTGAGTTGGAATGTAGATGTTGGGGATGTTCAAGAACTAATGCAGGAAGATTTACAGCAAGAAGATGCCAAATTCTAAATTAAAAATATATACTGATGGTTCTTGTAGGACAAACCCCGGCGGAGTAGGTGGATGGGGGGTTGTGATAACTAATGAAGATGAAGATATTTTGTTTATTCTTTCGGGGGGCGAACCCAACACTACTAATAGTGAAATGGAGTTGACGGGAGTTGTGCGGGGGCTGGAAACTTTGTATTTAGACGATTTATCTGAATGTGTTACTATTTATTCCGACAGTAAATATGTTATAGATAATTGTACTAAGTTTAGTACCTCCCCTAGTGATTTATGGGGTAAGTATTTCGCCTTACACCAATCGTTCAAGGATATTAGCCATGTATGGGTTCCGGGGCATTCGGGACATACTCTACAGGAAATGGCAGATACCTTGGCTACGAATGCGTCTGGAGACTTGAAAGAATGGTTAGAGAAGAAAAGTCGAAACAGGAAACGGAAGTTCAATTTTACCCGTGGGAAGACATCCTCAACGAAGCAGGATTTGAAACCACACTTGAAACAAATTCTGAGCGATTAGATCAGAGGGTTTATCATTGTCCATTTCACGACGATAAAGCACCATCTCTTTCTATTAATTTAGATAGCGGTAAGTGGATTTGTTATGCTAATTGTGGGGCGGGAACCTTGGATTCGTTTATATCCAAGTACACAGGCTGGTCACGGTTACAAACCGATGTATTTATTAGAAAATTTTCTGAAAACGTAGGGTTACAACTTCAAGATACTTGGAATACAGCGGAAGAAGTTGAAGCTCCGTTAGAAGAAGTAAATTTAGAGTATACGAAAGGAGAAGTACCTAACTGGATTTTCGATAGAGAATTCACAGCAAAAACTCTGATTGACGCTGAGGCTGGAACAAACGGTCGTGGAGGATTAGTTCTTCCCATCAGAGATGATAGAGGTGTTATAGTAGGAAGTGTAACCCGACAACCATCGGGCTATAACCCTAAATATTTATACAGTTTTGGATTGAAAAAGAGCAAAATCGTTTATGGACTGTATAATATAGATGAGTCTAGTTTTATTTGTCTAACTGAAGGCATACTCGACACATTATGGCTTAAACAACATAACTTCGAATCAATAGCAATACTTGGGGCTTCATTGTCTAAAAAACAAGAGTCCCTCATCAATACACTCCATACCTCTGAACTAGTCCTATGTTTGGACAATGATGAGACAGGAATAACCGCTTCTAAGCGGATTGCGTCTAAATTATCGAAGCATAGGTTAGTCAGTTTTGCTAGACTCCCTGATGGCTATAAAGACATTCAGGAAATTAGGGATGCAAGTCTTTTGCATTCTGTAATAACTAACCGAACCGTTTTAGGTTTGGAAGGGAGTTTTAAAAAATGGTAAGTGGTGGAATTGCTGGCATCAGCCAGCGAGCCGACAAAGAAGAACAGGAACGCTCTTCTCGTAGGGGTCCCGGTTCTGAATTATGGCTTTACGATGGCGATATTGCTACCGTTTCTATAGTGCCTTCAGGCGACCCCGAAGACTACCGAATTCAAGACTTTTCAACATATCGTGCTACTGGCATGGGACGTAATGGTGCCTATACCTATGACGCTATGGCTATTGGACAGTCTGCTGAGGGTGATTACAAAGCTGCGGAAGTAGATTCTGGAACTCAACTCAGGACTAAGTTTGGTGTTTGGTTGTACGTGGAAAATGTTATGAGGAACCCCGCTAACTTCCCAACGTTGTCAAAGAACTTTGGGGACGATGCTGTAGCTTCTTGGGAGTCAATACAGAGTCCTAGTGGAAAAGCTTTTATGCAACAGCCCGCAGGAAATTTCCAAATGTGGTCACAAGGTTTTGGTCGCAGTAAGTATCTATGGAATCAAATTGTAGATATTTATGATGAAGATGGGGCGTTGAATAAGCATAAGGTTAGAATCCGTCGAACTGGTAGTGGAAGAGATGACACATCGTACTCCATAAAAACCATTGCTGAGGATGCACAGGTTCCTTCTGAGGCGCAGGGTCAATCAGCAGATTCTTTAGTTCGACCTGTAGACTTTTTCCTACAAAAAGAACGTGCTATAGCCGCAGCTGTAGAGAAGCGTAATTCAGATAACCAAACTACTTCCCTAAATGGAGTAGGTGGGTCGTCTAATCAGCCACCATGGAATGTGGATAGTTCGTCGGAAGTTCCGTCGTTCAACACATCCTCTGTGGATAACGATCAAGAGTCGTTATTCTAGATAAGGAGAGACCAGTATGGGAATACTTGGGTTTGTAAAGGGGTTGTTCGGCGGAACTGCTATTGAGCCAGATTTCGCAAAGCCAACTCAGACATCTTCTAACCATAATGTAGCTAACCAGTTACACAGGCCAACTATGTCTGCTCCGACTACTAAACGTAGTCGAAAGCCCCGAAAACGAAATGCTAAGGGTCAATTTGTATCCGAGGCGTAGAATAGTAGGGGGGATGCTTAGGTGTCCCCCCTACACTCTATAACATTTATAAGAATTGAGAATTTTTTGATAAATTACGGTATAGACACTTTATTCAGCAATGAATCTATAATTGTGACCCCTGAGGATTTTGATGACTGCCTTAGGAAATTAAATGAGTCTGATACTATCTTTTTAGATATTGAAAGTAACGGGTTTGAATTTAATAAAAATGAGATATGTGGAGTAGGGTTGGCTACACCTGAGAGTGTGGTTATGTATTTCCCTTTCCGACACGCTGACCACCCGGAAGTGTATGGTAATCTGTCAGAAGATCACATGTTTAAGATGCTGAAAGCCTTAGAGCATACTAAAACGTTAGTTGGGTATAACTTAAAGTTCGACTTAAAGTTTCTAGAGTATGAGTGTGGACTGACCGACATAGAGGATAGTTTTACTTGGTTGAACACTCAGGATAAAAATCTTGTTGATGTTCTAGTCATGACACGCTTGACTGAAAAAGCCAAACATGAAAGATTAGATTTAACTCATACGATAACCCGTGAATTTGGAGAGGAAGCTTCCAAATATGACGCTAATTGTAAAGAGCTCCTGAGAAAAAATAAGTGGAGCAAAAACTTCTCTTTAGCCCCCATAAGTTTATTAGGTCCATATTGCTGTAATGACGTATTTTGGACTAGGGAATTATATTTTTCTAGAAAGAAAGCTATAGAAGAAACTAAACAGGTTGACATTTGGCAACAAAGTATCAAATTAACTTCTGTTCTATATGATATGGAGTACAGAGGAGTTAAAATAGATACAGAGTATGCTTTAGATGGGGCTAAACGTGTAGGGGCTAGACAAGAAGCGGTTCTGAAACGAATTTATGAAATAGCGGGTGAAGAATTTAATGTTGCATCTAATATACAGTTAGGTAAGATATTTGAGTCGCTAGGTATTGAGTCCCCAGATAAAACTGACAAGGGTAACCCGTCATGGGGAGAAAAATCCTTAGTCAAAATTAACCATGAGTTAGCAGGCCGAGTAAGAGAGTACAGAACATTAGGTAAGATGTTGAGTACCTACATTGAACCCTTCTCTCAAACGGATGTTCTTCACTGTACCTATGCTAATTGGGGAACAGTAACAGGTAGATTATCTTCCCGAAACCCTAACTTACAGAATATTCCTAGAGGGATTATAAATACTGTAGAACAAAATCTCAATGAAGAAGAGATGAAAGCATTACAAGGGCGATTAGAGGCAATTGTAAAGGCTAATAAGGGTCGTATATCTTTGGATAACCAAGATATTTCGGCGTGGGCTTTTGTGGGGGAAGAAACTTTCGTTGACGGTGACCCCACTAAGTTTGCAACTAGGAAGGCTTTTGTTCCTAGAGAGGGATACACCCTATATGGTTTAGATTATAAACAGATGGAAGTTTGGGTCTTTCTTTCATATTTTATGAACGATAAAGAATTAGCAGCTTTGAAAGACAAAGGGGTTGACCTTCACGATAATTCCGCTAAGGCAGCATTCCATGTAGATGAAAATCATGCAGAGTGGAAATTCTATCGACAAGCGGCTAAAAACCTATCCTTTGGTATTTTATATGGTTTAGGATTAGAGAATTTAGCCAATTCTTTGGATTGCACTATCCCAGAAGCCAAGAAGTATAAAGCTAACTTTTTGAATGGACTACCGGGTTCTAAAGATTTTATTAAAAATGTCATGAGTAAAATCACCAAAACTGGTATGGTTCAGAATAGGTATGGTCGGAAATACTGGATTCCAGAAGATTTCGCATATGCGGGCATTAATTACTTAGTACAGGGTACATCGGCTGATATAATGTCTGAGCGTATGATTGCGGTGCATGAGTATCTCAGAGATAAAAAATCTGCCCTCATAATGCAGGTTCATGATGAATTATTAGTAGAGGTAGCTGATGGTGAAGAAAGCGTGGTGGAAAACATCCGTCGATTGATGGAAGAAAATTCCATAGGCATTCCGTTGCTAGTAGATGTAGAAATTCATGACCCCTCATGGGCGCATGTAATGGACGCTGACAAGGCAATTAGGGAAGCACAATATCCTGCTGACAGGGAGAAGGAGCAATTGGAAGACCATTATTGTATATGGAGACAAAAGTACGAAGATTTAGTTAAGACTGAAGAGGTAGTAATACTATGAAGATAGATCAGGCTTTAGGATTTACCGTCAATTTAGGTGATTATAACAATGCTAAAATTGAAGTAACTATCCGAGATATAGACACAGAAGAAGATTTGGATGAACAAATGGCTAAAGCTAAAGTCGCTATAAATAAGGCATGGCCTTTGGTTTTGTCTGCGGCTGATGCCGAGGTAACAAAAATAAGGAGTCTAGCTAATGGCTAAAACTAAGACAGAAACCCCTTTGATGGATCAGCTTCTAAAGGGAGTGGATGGGCTTACGTTAGCGTCGGATAACGAGTTTAAATTTGAGCGTATACCTTTCGGTATCCCCCAGTTGGATAAATTGACAGGTGGGGGAATTCCTAAGAAGCGGTTTACACTACTAACGGGTCAGCCTAGTGGTGGTAAGTCGTATCTTGCTATGAAAGCGGTCGAATCTGTCCAAAAAGCAGGAGGAACGGCGGTTTGGATTGATACTGAGATGTCTTTAGATGACTCATGGTTCCGTAAGTGTGGAGTCAACCCCGACTTACTTCTTGCGTCCCAACCAGAAAATGGGGAGGCGGCAATAGAAATTGCTAGAGCCGTTATGGAAGCAGGAGTGGACTTGGTGGTGATAGATAGTATTGCAGGTATGGTTCCCGCAGCAGAATTAGCGGATTTCGATAAAAGTCCTATGGGATGGTTGGCTAGGTTTGTAAACGATTCCCTTAGTAGGTTGATGAGTCGGCTAAAGCATGGGTCGTCCTTGATTTGTATAAACCAACAACGATCAGCTATTGGACCTGTGGCGATTAAAGACATGCCGGGTGGTAAGGGTCAGGTGTATTGGAACCACATGATGCTTGAAGTACGAAGATCCGGGTGGATAGAGAACAAGAAAACTAAAATTAAAGAAGGCTTCGATATGGAGGTCACTCTAAAGAAGAATAAAACTTCGGCTGACCATTGGCAAAAAGTGGTTGTACCCTTTAAAGTAGATGGTGGAATAGATACTATGGAAAGCTATATGCGTGAAGGCATAGCTTATGGCTTCATCCAACAGTCTGGAGCATGGTACGAGTACAATGATAATAAGGTCATGGGATTAAATGGACTTAAGACTTTATTGGTAACAGAACAACCAGAGTTAGGACAAAAATTAAAGGAAGATGTAGATAATGCCTCTCAACGTTCAATCGGCACCTCAAGCGATGACTCCGCAGGAAGTAAAAATAGCCAACTACTTAAGTGAGTTGGGGTTGCGGTGGGAGTCTCAGAGGGAAATAGGTAAATATTTTGTAGACTTTTGGATAGCCGAAATTGGGACAGTTATTGAGGCGGATGGGGTTTACGGTCATTTTTCTAAAAAAGATAAAGAACGGAATGAATTCTTGCTAGAAAGTGGAGTAGATTACGTTTTACATATTACGTCGGAAAATGCTTCGGAAATTCAACACGATATTGACGCATTTTTAGTTGATATTGCTATAGACATGAATCGTAAAAAAGGAAATAAATGGGCGTAAAAGAAATAACAGAAAATGTTACTAAATCTTGGGATACCAAAGATTTAGGTCAATTGCTAGTAAAACAGTTGGATAAACAGTTAGCCCATCCTCAAAAAAGTACTAGTAAAGGTAAGTTCTTTGTATCTGCTATAGGGAACCCTTGTGACCGATACTTGTGGCTTCACTACAATGGACTAGTGCCTAAAAAATCAATTTCGTCTACGTTACAACGTATATTTGGTGTAGGTAGTTCCGCTGAGGATAGGTACGCTAAGTATTTTGGCGATATGATGCTATACAGGGAGCAATCCTGTAAGATAGAGAGCCCTGTTACTTTATCGGGTCGTGCTGACTTCATACTTCACCATGATGGTAGATTATTTGTGCTAGAACTCAAAACTATCAATCAAAGAGGTTGGGACGAGGACATATCTAATGGTCCCAAGACTGAGCATTCTACCCAATTACAGTGTTACCTACATATGTTAGGACATTCCGAAGGAGTAATTTTGTATGAAAACAAAAATACTCAACAGATTAAGACTTTTGTAGTAAAACGAAATGACGACTTATGGGATGGAATTTTGTCCAGAGCGCAAGCTATCGTTAATATGCCAGTTCCACCTAGATTAGCGGAAGTAGAGTCCACGCATTATCATTACTGTGATTGCAAATTAGTAAAAGATGAGGAATTAGGTCTTGGCTAAACTAATTGGGCTACACGGTAAAATGCACACAGGCAAGTCTGCTGTAGCTAAACTAATTAAACAAAAAGATCCTAATAGAATTGAAATTATGTCCTTCGCTGGAAAACTCAGAGAAGTACTAAATGTTTTAGGCATTCAGGAAACTAGAGAGTCTATGCAACAAGTAGGGCAAAGTTTGAGGGATATATGGCCAGATGTTTGGGTGAAAGCCGTTCATAAAGATGTTCAGCGGAGGTTAAATTTAGGGCATTCTGTAATTTTCGATGATTTACGGTATCTTAATGAATTCGATTACGTCCGGGAAGAAAATGGTTTACTAGTTAAGTTGTATGCGGATGAGGAAGTGCGGTGGGACAGATATCAAAAGTCTAGTAAATGGGAACCGGGGGCAACTAGGGAAAAATGGAATTACGCTCAAACCCATTCATCCGAATTAGAATTAGATGATAAGGAATTAGATTGGAATCTAGCTATCGACACGAATAATTTATCTAAACGTGACATGAACGGTGTGGCCGACGCACTAGTGATAAGCCTTCAAGGTATGAGGAATATAAATGATAGAAGAAACTTGGACAGTTGAAAAAGGCTACAATAAAGCTAATCAATATGTAGAGGATATGGAAATTCCTTTTATTAGAATTGAAGACAACACTCGTGAAGATATTACGTTTGGGAATTTGTCGGAAGCGACTAACGAACAACTACAGGAATACTTATCTGTGTCTGGAGCTTGGTTAGCTTTTGTTGAATTAAATTTAGCCGCTTTGGGCGCAAAAAAGGGCGCATATGAAACGGCGTTTGAAACAGGGATGAAGGTAGAAAAAGCCAAGCTAGCTGAAGAATATTTAGAAAAAGGAATCCGTAAACCTACTATTGATGAAATGGAAGGTATAATACTAAGAGACAATAAACGTCTAAACACTAGTATGAAAACCCTAATAGAAATCAGAGCTGCCTACGATAAATTATTAGGGCGTAAAGAAGCCTTTAAGGGATTGTTTAATACATCTAGTAGAGTATTATCCGCTAGAAGCCTAGAGGCAGGAAAAGGATAATGGATATTATAGAAAAAGATCGGTTTATGGAAATAATGACGATAATAGCCGAGGCGGTTTACGACTTCCACGATAGATGGGGATTTACTCACACCGGCTCTTATGAAGGTCAATCCGATCAGGCTTTGGCCAAAGAGCGAATTCCTATTATAAAGGAAGAAGTGAAAGAATGGCAAGCCTCCATTAAAAATTTCCGAAAGGATCCTGCTAATTTTGATGAAGAAACTGGAGATTTGTTGTGGGTAGCTATGGGTAATTTGATGGCTGTAGCTACTTCGGACGCTAGGGATAGAATTGTTAAATTAGTAGTAGATAAAAATAATTCTAAAAATATTGAAAATTATGCCATACGTAAAGATATTGGCAAACTCATTTCTATCCATAAACCCGAAAAGTGGAAAGGTGCTGAGGAGCAACTAAAAGAAGAATGGAGTCAGAGAGGCTTTGTTCTGGAGGAAGGGTCATCCACACAGGAATAGATTGTAGTTCTAAGGCGGTTCACGCCACAACTATAGATAATAACGGCAATATAGTTAGATGTCTAAAATTTGACGCTAAAGGTAAGACTTCAGCAGATAGGTTCCCTGATATAGCTAAAGGTTTAGGAGTTCTTCCTTCCATGGTTGAGGGTGGAACAGTGGCTATAGAGAAACCATTGTATTTTAAAAATCCCCATTCCACTATTTCTATATCTGAGGTAGTTGGAGCAGTAAAAGAAGTGTTAGAGTTGGCTAATATTTCATATAAAACTGTGGATAATCGAGTGTGGAAAAAGGAAATTATAAGTATGGGTAATGCGTCTAAAGATGATATAATTAAATATGCGACTAAATATTTTGACGCAGATTTTGAAGAGCAAGATTGGGCTGATGCAGCCTGTATAGCAGAATGGAGCAGAAGAAATGCCTAGAAAGCCGGGATCAATCCGTCGAAAGCCGAAGAAGCCTACTTTTGTAGTAACCAAGAAAGGAGATCCTAAGCACACTAGTGCTTTTGTACCTCCTGTTGAACATGTTCCAAATTCTGTCGAAGACTATAAGAAAGTTGTATACTGCAACGCCGCAGATTGTATGTTTAATAAGCAGGTAGAGGAACTTGTACATACTGAAACAGTAGTACGGCGGGGAAATAACAAACATTCTACTTGGAAGCCTCTCACCCCACAAATGGAGAAAATCTGGAAGTCTGTATGTACCCGAAGTGAAGTTGTAATCGACATTAAGACTCAGATGGGTCCAAGTGGGAGTAAAACTAGAGTACCGGGATGCCATACACCATGGGAACGTGGTCGATCAGGGCATGTTGATTTTAGCAAACGCATGGGAGAATCTTACACTATAGATGATAGTCAAGACCCAATGGCTAGAGATGAAGGATGGGTAATGGAAAATTCCCCATTCCAAAACTAAGGATTTTGAATGAATCGAAAATACTCTCAAGAAGTTAAAGACTTTGCTGCAAAAACGTATATTCACGACGATGTAATAATTCCTAAAATTAAAGAAAATATTTTAGAAAAATTCGAGGTCGAAATTCCAGAAGATACGTTATACCAATGGTCTAAAGAGCAAGGTTGGAAAGAATTACGTACCAAAGCTATTGCTAAGGCAAGGGATAAGATGGTAGAGCTTGAAGCAGATCATAGGCGACTAGAATCAGAAATTCATTTAGATCAATATAAGAAAATAACCTCTAAAGCAGCAGAAGCTCTAGGCATTCTTCAATTTGATAGGGCTTCAGATGCCGCTAAAGCGGTGGATATGGGCATCAAGGGTGAGCGCACTATTCTAGAAGGTTTGATTTCTCGAAGATTTATTCAAGGAATTGTTACTATCATCATGGAAGAGGTAAATGACAAAGAATTGCGTCAAAGACTAGGAAATAGACTCCAAGACTTTTTGCTAGAATTTGAGGACACTAATGGTTAACGCTTCAAAAAGCGAAAACGCTAAATTATCTTGGTCAGAAGCCGTTAATGAACTAGTTTCAGATTTAACTAATGATACTAGTATCGAGGTTCCGGAAACTTTTAAAGAATTTGTCTCAACAATTTGGAAATTTAGTTTCCCCCACCCCGAATTATTCGACATTTGGCATGTTGGTTTTATTTGCGATGAGTTAGATAGAGCCTTAGATGAGGGACAAAACTTTATTTGTGTGCTTCCCCGTGGACACTGGAAATCTACGATTTTAGGTCATGGGTATACGATTTGGCAATTAATGAGGACTCCTTCTAATAGTAAGAGTCTGTTGTATGCTTCTTACAACCACGATATGGTAAGATACCATGTTAGAACTATGAAAGATGAGATACGAGCAAATCCTATTTTGTCTAATGAGTGGTTTACTAGAGATTTGGCTAGAGGAGCAGATAACTCCATACGATACCAAACCGCAGATGGGGGTATTGTACGAGTAGAAATGGCAGGAGTAACTCAGTTTAAACGAGGACTTCACACTAATGCTGGAATGGTAGTAGACGACATACTAAAAGATGCTAACTCTCCTACTGATCCCGGTGAATTGCCTAAAATTAAAGATTTATTCTTTAGGGCGTTGATGCCTATTCCTAACCCCGGAACTCCTACAGTTGTAGTGGGAACGCCAATGGCACCCGGCGACTTGATGGCTACGCTTATAGACGATGAAAAATTTAATAGTGTAGTACTACCTGCATTTGACCCTGTACCCGGTAGACATGTTTTAGCTCCAGAAATTCGGGATAAAGAGTGGCTAGAAGCGTACAAAAAGAGTAACCGTAGTTCTTTTGCCTCAGAATATATGCTACAACCCCATTTTGGAACGGATGGGTATTTCACAGAAGAAGAAATTGAAAAGTGCGAAGATGAATCGCTGAAAATTTACAGGAGAACTCTAGATCACGCCGACGACTTAACTGAGGATTATGAATGGGTAGTAGCTGGATATGATGTAGGAAAACGTCGCCACCCTGCCCATTTAGCTATTTTTGGAAAGCGTAAAACGGACGGACACATTGTTCAATTGTACCACGAGTTTATACGGGGCATGTCGTATCAGGCGCAGGTTGACATATTAAATCAGGTAGCGACTAATTTTCAAATAGATAAAGGTTTTATTGATAACACAGACAGGGCGTTAGAAGAAAGGGGTTTGCAAACCGATCACGAGCAAGGATTAAGTGATAAAGAAAATACTGAACGAGTTAGACATTTAAGAGGGTTGAATAGAAAGTGGGATTTGATGCACTTTAGCCGTAGAGCCAAAAACAACATGGCTACAAAATTTGAACATTATGTTGTTAGCGAAAAACTTCATTTATTACCTGATGCTGTACAGAAAGAGCAAATTTTGGTGGTAAATAGAGATTTATACGCAGCGGAGACACCTAACGGTCACGGAGACTCTTTTTGGAGCATAGGATTGGCCTGTTTAGCAGCCGATAAGTTAGAAGGGCCTGCGTCGTATACAGGGGTAGGTGACGCTCAAGTTTTCTCCGGAAATTCGGTCGAAAATAGCGAACCAGTAGCCGATCATCCAGCGTATAATAATGACATGCCTGAAGACGAAGAGCTGACTGCTGCGCTGGGCAATATTTACGCTAAAGCCGTTGAAATGTACGGCGAAGAATCCCTATAGGAGAACCTCTGTGACGACACTTATTGCCCATCCCCAAGTACAGACAGAATCACACACTAATTCAGAAGACCACATCCACGACCATTCAGCACATACCCCCATTCAACTCTCTCCAAGTTTCTTAGATAAATACGAATCGCAAGATTCTCCACTAAGTCCTATGGGATCTTTTGTATTTTATAGAACTTATTCTAGATTTTCTAATAAATTAGGTAGGCGAGAGACTTGGTTAGAGGCATGTAAGCGAGCGATAGAGTATAACGTTGGATTGGCGTATACGCACCTTGAAAAAATCGGATACACTCCAGATGTAGATAAGTTGAATAAGGAAGCGGAATCTTTATTCGATTCAATGTATAACACAAAACAGTTTGTTAGCGGGCGAACTCTTTGGATAGGCGGAGGAGAAAATCACGTTGCAGATAAGTATCCTCTAGCCAATTATAATTGTTCTTTTACCGCTATAGAAAAATGGGGAGATTTAGCCGATCTATTTTACCTCCTATTAGTGGGGACAGGCGTAGGATTCAAATGCACCCCCGAAATGGCAGAAAATCTTCCTCCGATTAGAGCGAATATCGAAGTTTTGCATGATGATTATGTACCCGCTGCTCCCGAAAAACGTTTAGAAAACACTAAATGGATAGACTTAGAGCAAGGGTATGCCAAGATTTACATTGGGGACTCTAAGGAGGGCTGGGTTGAAGCCTTACGATTGTTCCTAAAGATTCTGACTGAATATGAGTATGAACACATCAAAACAGTCAAATTTGATTATAACTCTGTTCGACCTAGAGGTGAAAAACTTAAGACTTTTGGAGGAACCGCATCAGGACCCGAACCTTTGAGGGAAATGTTCGATGGATTCCATCAAGTACTCACAAATCAAATTGACCCTCACCTTGAACCACTACAAAGGGTTTATCAGGGCTATTACAAAGTCCGCCCTATTCATATATTAGATATGGGTAACTTGATAGGCAATAACGTAGTAGTCGGGGGAGTCCGACGTACGGCAGAAATTTTTCTGATGGGTGAAGGTGATTATGAGTCACTACTAGCTAAATACGCCATAAATGGTCTTTGGACAGATGAGCAATTTGAAGCCCACGACAAGTTAGGGAAACAATTAGAAAATATAGGTGAAAAACCTGCTTGGTGGGATTCTCTAAAGTTAGAGAATGGTCAAAATTCTAGAGAAGGATTAGATCATCGAAGGATGTCTAATAACTCTATAGTATTTTCCGACCAGCCAGATAAGCAATATCTTGACATGGTTTTTGATATGATGCGTTATGAGGGCGAACCCGGATTCTTTAATGAAGAAGAAGCATCTAGACGACGACCTAATGCTGTGGGAACCAATCCTTGTGGAGAAATTCTTTTAGATAGTCATGGTGTATGTAACCTCACTACAGTAAACATGTCAGCCTTTGTAGAAAATGGTGACTTGGATATAGATGGTCTAATCGAGGCTCAAAAAATGTCCGCTAGGGCAGGTTTACGTATGACGTTGGTGGATTTGGAGTTGCCCGCATGGAATCTAGTCCAACAGAGGGATAGATTACTAGGAACATCTCTAACTGGAGTCAAAGATGCGTTTTCTGCTGTATCATATAGTAAGAGTGAACAAAATTCTGTTTTGCAGCGTCTACGAGAAGCTGCCAATTCGGAGGCCATCAGATATTCTAAGGAGTTGAGAGTTAACTCGCCTTTGTTGGTAACAACCGTAAAACCTGAGGGAACGTTAAGTTTGGTAGCCGGGGGAGTCTCGGCGGGAATTCACATGTCCCACAGCCCATACTACATTCGCCGTATGCGTATTAGTTCGATTGACCCCATGGTACAGGTAATTCGGGAATTAGATTGGCCTATATCTCCAGAAGTTGGAACTCCGGGAGATAGTTTAGAAGAAAAAATGAATAATGCTAGAACTCTAGTTATAGATTTTCCAGTTAAAGCTAGTAGCACAGATACTAAAAACAATGTGTCTCTAGCAGATCAAATGGATACGTATTTTCAGTTTCAGGACAATTATACCGACCACAATACTTCCATAACCATGACTGTAAAGAACGATGAATGGGATTTAGCTAAAGAATTAGCATGGAAAAATTGGGATAAATGGATGGGAGCATCCTTTTTAGCCCATGATGGAGGAACTTACGAGTTGGCTCCGTATGAGGAAATCACTGAAGAGGAGTATAATAATATTAGTGCGTCATTTAGAGAATTCGATCCAACTTTGTTATATAAGTACGAATCGGTGGAAGTAGACACCGAACTCATAGACGAAGCGTGTGAGTCGGGAGTATGCCCGATTAGATAAGGAGGCTATTATGCCGGCAGGAGAGCAGTTACGTCAAAGAACGCAGCAGTTTGCAGTAAAGTACGATGAAGCTAGCCATATATGGAGAATTCTCGATACATGGAATAAATCTTTAGAAGCTTTACAGGCAACCGATGAAATTCCAGACGATCATCCCGCTATGGTGCTATTACCCATGGCAGGTATGATTGAGGTTGTAAGGGTAGCGGAGGAGTTAAATTTACTCGAACATATGTTTGGGGGAGTTTCCGAGGATGAGTTGGCGGAGGTGGAGGAGCGATTAGCCGCTTCTGAAGCCACAGTAAAAACTTTGAAAGAGCAATTAGACTTAGCCAGAACGTCTAAGCCTGATTCTAGTGAACCAGAAATTGTAAAGGAAGCATTATCCGATCAATCTCAGGTAGCTATGGCAGCTATACACGCTCTTACACAAATAACAGGCCAAAGTCAGATCGACAAGGTGGTAAATGGCAGGACGACTAACCCTTAATGATTTTGCTCCAGAAGCTGGTCATTTAGCCCAAAAGGAATATGAGCTCAGTAGCCTTCTTAATACTATGGGGCAACAGGCTCTAATAAATAAAAGCGGAGAAACTTACAGAAACCCAACTTTTGGGGTAGATCAAGTAGTAAACGTTTGGGTTCAACAACAAGCTGCCTTTAGGCAGCATATGATTCAGGATATCCAGCAGATTGCACAATCTGTGGAAGAAGTTAGATCTCCTGTCAACCATATTATTTCAGAAATTTTCCGTCGTGGTGTAACGTGGCAACCAGCGTTTGCCGTTAAATGTAGTAGTTGTTCCACGGAATATAAAAACAAGCCTGAGGCGTGTACTAATAAGGGTTGTGATTACGAAGGAAGTTCAGAAACTCTCGTAGAACCTGATGCCGATCAATACCAAAAACTCAAGTCTTTTATAACTGATTGTAACGTCTTCGACCAAACTCTAGAGGATGTTCTTAGGGAATTTTGGTGGGACGTAAACACTATAGACGACGGATTTATTTATTTCGCCAAAGAATATAAAGATTATGGAGAGAAAGTCCGTTCTAAAGTTATTTCCGTGGAACGATTGAATCCGGCTCTTATCGAGTACGATTTAGATAAATCTACAGGTGTTCCTAAAGCATTACATTATGTTTGTTACATTCACAGGGATGCTGCAGCTTCTGAGGTACCCGAAAACTGTAATGCGTGTGGAAAACCGTTAGTTCCTGCTATGTTTACTTACCGATATAGAGGTAAGGAAGTTTATCTCTTAGATTCGGAAGTTCTACACGTATCTAAATTTATGCCCACCCGAACTTACGGGTGGTCACCAGTTCTAACGCTATTTGATAAAGTCTTAACGATTATCGGTATGGATAAGACTCTTTACCGTTACTTCTTTGAGCGTAAGATGCCCGCATCCATGATTTTGATTTCTACGGATGATCCGGATAGTTTGAGGGCAGAACGGGAGCGGGTAGAACAAGAAATTCGACAAAACCCAGAATATATTCCTATGATTGCAGTTAGCAACGAATCTCAACGTGGAAAGGTTGACATGATTCGTTTGTTCCACAATTTGCAAGAAATGGACTATTTACCTGTTAGACAGGAAATTAGGGAAAGAATTGCAGCTATGTGGGGTGTAACTCCTGCATGGCAGGGTGCGCCTGAAGGATTCGGCGGACTATCGACCCAAACTCAGCAACTAGTTGTCATGAGCAGAGTGGTTGAGGGCGACCAACGTATTTTCCACGAAAAGGTATTCCCGATTATCTTGGATATGTTTGGAATTACTGACTGGAAGCTAGAGTTACTCACTCCAGAAGAAAAAGCCGAAGCTACCCAACTTCAGTTCGTACAACAAAAAGTTATGATTGCGAGCCAATTGCTACAAGAAGGATATGACGTAAAATTGAAGTCTTTGGACTCTGGAATAATGAGTTTGGACTTTGAAATATCTGGAAAGGGTCTAGGACCTAAAGAGCAGATGGAGATGCAACAGCAACAAATGATGGGTGGCGGTATGGAAGGCATGGGAATGAGTATGGAAGGCATGCCTGATGGTATGGGCGACGCTGAACAAGGTATGACTGAACCTCCAGTTGCTCAAGGGCAACCCGGAATAGGTGGAGCAGGTAGAGACCAGACAGGTCAAATGGATTCTGGTGTTCCCGAAATGCAACCGAACATCCAAAATGCCTTTAATAGTAATTACAATGGCACAAAAACGATGTTGAAACAAGTTATAGATAGGGGACATATCCCAGAAATACAAGATGTTACTACCGATATGGGTAAAATGTGGTTCAAGTCTAGCGGAGATGATTACGTCGCTACGTTTAATAAAACTGGTGATTTGATGGATATCGAACCTGCCCATTTCCCTAAACCCCCAGAAGATAGGGGTAAAAACAAGCAAATGAATGCTATATACCAACCAGATAAATTAGACTTGCCGGATGGACTAGATGACCTCTAAAAAATTAGAGAAATTTAAGGCTTTCTTGCAAAAAGAAGGTGGTGGTAACGGTGGAGGCGGCTCTGGCGGTGATGGTGGTGGCGGTCTTGCGGGAACAGTTTTTACGGTAGAATCTTCAGGATTTGTTCCTACTTATGGTGGGGGTAAAAGAAAAAAGCCTAAGAAACGGGATATCAAGAAAAATACTCCCGAAGGGTTTGCTGAGGAATTGATGCAGTACGCCTTAGATAAGTCTATGGAATTAAAGAAAAATATGGCTCTAGGTATAGGACAGAAAGATGTAAGGAACACTGACTTAGGACAGTCTTCTAGAAGTGGAGATAATAGGAAATATACTCGCACCGCCGACGTAGGAGGAAAGAATCAGTACAAAGTTCTAAATCCTCCCGAAATTCCCTTTCAACATGACCCAGTTCTGTCTTGGGAAGATATTTTCCAAAAAGCTGAAGATGAAGATTTACAAATAACGGCTAAAGTTCTTATACGTGATGAGTCAGACAAAGTTTTAATTTTAAAGGATAGTTTCTCCGATTGGTGGGATTTACCGGGTGGACATATACACACCGAAGAAACTCCCGAAGAGGGAGCGTTGAGGGAAGTTGAAGAAGAAACGGGAATAAAGCTAAATGATGTCGATTTGGTTATAGGTCAAGAAGTTGAAACTGATTTAGGGCGTAAACTAGGGCTATTTCTAGTTGCTTATGTACCTTTAGACTCACCTAAACCCCTCCTTAGCGACGAGCATACGGACTATGCTTGGATAAACATGGAATCTACCTATTACTATAAATTAGGTGTTTGGGGTCCGATTATACGATATATCCTAAGATTTTTATTTGAAGGCGCACATGAGGAAGATAATCCTTATGTGGAAACCCAATCGGCAGCTTTAGAGCGTTTAGATAAAGCTATGGTAATCCATACAGACGAATCTGGTGATAAAACCGCTTTGGCATCAGATGGAGTGTATTTGGTCAAAAGTGATGGAAAAGTGTTCAAACAAGAACCGTGGCCAGCATCGGAAGAAACTGGAGACTTGTTGAATATAGAGGAGGATGATTTTCTCAACCATAGTTGGGTGTTGGAAAAGCGAAAAGATACTCCGATTCCTATGAAATTTTACCGGCCGATTTCAGAAGAGCATGACCAAATTGTAAATCGCCCATTTAAGCTATTGAGAGGCTCCCCTAAAGATTATGTTGTAGCCAAACCTCCCGCTCCCAACTCTGGAGAAGTTTTAGAAGATTTAGAACAAATTCAAGCGGATTTTAGAGCTTTATCTGAGAAAGGTCAGGAGCGGTTAAAAGAACAATTAGATATGGCTGATGAAGAGATACTAAAACCTTTTTTGAGGTACGGCTTAGACCACGGGTTAGATTTAGGTGATTATGTGCCTATGTTGGAGGATTTTCTATCCGACATAAACACTATAGTTATGAGTAAAAAATATCAAATAAATTACCCTAGACCGTGGCAGTATGAAATGGATGAGCCTTACTTCATTTATGATGTTGTATCTGCCCTGCGACCGAGTATAGACACTCCTTCGTACCCATCAGGACACTCTACCCAATCTTTGGTGGTAGCTGAGATATTAGGAAACTTATTTCCGGGACACGAAGAAAACTTCCAAGATATTGCGGAAAGAATAGGTGTCAATAGAGTAAAAGCTGGTTGGCACTTTCCGATGGATCACACCGCCGGCCAGAAATTGGCATTAGAAATTATAGATTCTTTACCTAATGCTATTCAACTAGAAAAAGATAGAGTTTATCTGAAACCCGGTCAAGAGGCTCCTGAGGGAGTTAAAGTCGAAACGGGACCAGCGGGGGGTCGTTATTATGATGCCGAGGTTGATCCGGGACTAACGGAACTTGAAGGTCACGAAGAGCGTTCTGAGGCATCTTTCTACGGAGCAGTAGAGGGTAGAGAACCGGGGATGACAGATAACTTCAATAAAGACTTCAATGAAGCTTATTTAGATATATCTAATCGAATCGTAGGAGAAATAGGTTTAGACTCAGAGGAATATAGGAATAAATTACAGGATGCTTTTTCAGAACCAGATGAAAATTTTGTGGATCACTCCGATATGCAATTTTTAGGAGATTGGTCAGGAAGTAGTGTAGAAAACAGTTCAATAAGTATGCAATACGCCGCCGCAGAACTGTTCGGAAGTTCTTCGGAAAAATTAGATAACGTTAACTTTTTTAAAGCTACCTACCCAGAAGAAACTGTAGAAGACTATAAGTATCCACAAGCTATAAATAGCGCAGGAACGTATCTGAAAGATTTGTATTCCAATACTCAAAGGAGTTTTGAAGAACGGGGTATTAAGGAAATTACTTTGTACCGAGGTGTTAACACTAAACGACAAGTTCCCGTGAAATCGGGAGAAAGAGTAGCCATGAAGGATTTACCACTATCTTCTTGGACTGCCCATCCGCACGAGTCCACGTATTTTGGAGATGTAGTGGTATCTAGAACATTTGATGTAAAGGATATTATAGCCTCTTGCGTGGACAAGCTTCCACTTGGGGAGTTTGAATTTATAGTCCACACCCCAGATGTGGGGGTAGAGTCTACAGTAGAATACGTGTCGCATACAGGCATGTAGGATGTGTTATGATGAAAACTATTGACATAACGGAACTTGACCCTAGTAATTTGAATTGGTTACGTGCGGGTAAGAAGTCAAAAGAAGCAGAATTGCAGAAAGGAAGGGTTTACTTGAAACCCGGACAACAAGCCCCTGAGAACGTACAAGTTCAAACTGGTCCTAGAGGCGGTCAGTTTTATGATGAGGCTCCTAGCCAATCAACTGCTGATGAGACTGACCCCATCACTATACAACCGGAAGGTTCTATTTCTCCAGAGAATCAGGCGTTGATTGATGACCTAAAGGAAATTGGACAAATAAATCCAATTGATCCCGATGAAATGATTATTGATAACGTTAAAGTTGGACCGATAAAGGTTTGGAATGATAGAGTTAACCTTACTGGACTTACCTCCCTTGATCCAAGGTCGGGGGCAGGATCAAAAGCATTGAAACGTATAACCGATTTAGCCGATAAACATGGAGTCACGTTAGAAGATGCGGCTGTCCCGTTCAGAGGGGCTGATGGGGAAATGATTCCAAAAGATAAGTTACGGGCGTTTTATTTACGACATGGGTATCAATTTTCAGATCCCAATGATCCAGACAGAATGGTACGTTTTCCCCAACCAACGGGACCCATTAGAATAAATATAGGCGGTGATGATAGTTGGACATCAGTACCAAGAGATCAAGAATACGGAGAAGACGAAGAAGATGAAGGGTATAATCCTTTTGCAGGAACAAATGTTTCGATTAGATAAGTAAGCGAGGTTACTGTGCTTATTATAGAACAAGAAAAGCGGGACTGGTTACTAGAACAAGTTAATTCTACACCACATCCCAATTGGACAGAAATAGCCCGTCAGTACGAAGAAGTATTTGGCGAAAGGCGACACCGATCCACCATACGTAGGTGGGTTTTGACTTTGATGCGGGACGAGCATATCCTTGAACATTATGGGGAAGACGGGTTGCTCAGAGATGAGGTTGGTACCCGCAGAGCTAAACTAGAAAGCGCACATTTTAAGAAGCGTGTTAGCGACCTAGTAAATAAACAACTTTCCCACGAAAATATTGTAGATGTTATAAAAATGTCTGCTCAGGCGTTACCACCTAATAAGATACGTCTGAGAGAAACGCAGAAAACTACTTCGGAAAGCCCCATCGTAGCAGTAGCTCCACTTACGGATTTACATATTGGGGAATTCGTAGACACCCAGCAAATGGGAGGTCTTAATGCTTACGATTTTGAAATTTTTACTAATAGACTCTTTGGTTGGACTAATCAAATTAGTGATCTTTGCTCTTTACGGCGTTCCTTTGTTTCGGTACCAATCCTTAAAGTGCCAATGCTCGGAGACATGGTGTCAGGAGAAATCCACGAAGAATTAGTTCGTACTAATTTAGATAATGTCATCATGACCATGGCTCGTGGTGCTTACATGGTATCCCAATCTCTCATGACGCTTGCTAGCCAATTTGAAGAGGTTCATGTGGATTCTGTGGTGGGTAATCACCAACGTCTAAGGAAAGAAATTTACTACAAAGATAAATATGTGGGGTGGGATTATTTATTCTACCAATGGGTGGCTGCTTTCTGTAAGGATCAGCCCAACATTAAATTTACTATTCCGAAAACTTTTTATCAGTTGATAGACGTAGCCGGATTTAATGTTCTCATACATCACGGGGATGCTATGAGAGGGTCATCCATGCAACAAAAAGTACACTCTCTACGACAGGCTTTACAACCACAAGGGAAAGCTTTCCAATACATGTTTATGGGACACTACCACCATGTAGAGGAACATGATATAGGTACAGGTACAGCATTGATGTGTGGATGTATGAAGGGAACTGACGAGTATGCTATGCTGCAGGGATTAGCTTCTAGAGCAACACATGTTCTAACGTTCTTCCATCCCAAGTATGGATTGATTAGTAGGGATACTATTTACTTAGAAAACTTTGATGACGAGAGGCATGGTTTTAATGATTATGTCCCAGAGATTTGGGCGGAGCTTATTGAATAGAACCTAGTATAATATCATTAGGGAGGATTTTTCCTAATGCCAGTTGACCGAGCTACTCATAGACGAATTAAAGATAAGATATTAAAAGCTATCACTAAAGGCGTTCAGGTCAACGGTAAGCATGTGTTCCAAAGATCACAACAATATGTTCCTGTACAAACAGGACAACTAAAAAAGAGTGGAGGTTTTTCAGCTAAAAAAGATGGTTGGATTTTAAACTATAGAGCCCCTTATGCTGCTGATGTACACAGTAGACCTTATAGTTCTAATGAAGAGGAGCAACCTCAAACTGTGGGGGCGCATATAAGGCGAGCCTTTAGGCGTAAGGATGGAACTCAGGTAAAAGCTACTAAAGTAAAAGGATACTACCTAACTAAATCGGGAAAACGTTTACGTCGTGATCCTAGACAAGGAGGAAAGTATCTTACTAGGGCAGTAGACACGGAGATGCCAGATTTGACTACTAATGTATTCAACGCATTACAGAGACAATTTGGCAGAGTAAAGTTATCATCTTCAACGGCTGGAAAACCAGCATCTTCTGGTGGAAATCCTACATCAAAGTCTGGTGGAAAACCTCAGACACAGGGATCGAAACATAAGAATAAGTTTGGAGGAAAGAGATAGTGCCGAGCAAACAGGAAATTCAAAAAATTATAGATAATATTACACCTTTTCAAGAATACATCATGCGGGGGGCATCTCGGATGGTAGGACAGACTCTAGACCAACTAGAGTCTTCTATGCCAGAAGGGAAACAACTAGAAAAACTGAAGCAGTTGATAGAGGATATTTTGTACGAATACAGAGATAGTCTATTAAGGGCAACAGTTGAGTTAGATATACAGCAGAAGACAAAAAAGTAATTAGGGGAAGTTCATGTATCAGTCTGTAAGAAGGATAGACGGAGAAGTAGTTAAGCAAGATGAAATGCAAACCCTGTATGAAGGGTTGGCTACCAAACATCGAAATTTGTTTTTGTATGGAACTATAGTAGGACCAATCGACAGGATAGATAATTGGAATTCTGGATTTACAGCAGACTCAATTATTTCTCTAAGTTTAGAGGATTCTAAGGCACCTATTATTTTACATATAGATTCACCGGGGGGTTCGGTTAGGGACGGATTGAGGTTGATAGATATAATGAAGACAGTAGATGCTCCAGTTTGGACTGTGGGTTCTAATTGTTATAGTATGGGGGCTATGATACTAGCGGCAGGTGAAGCGGGTCACAGGTACGTATACCCACATGCTCACACTATGTTGCATTTACCTTCGGGTACAACTAGAGGAGATGCAAAGCAAGTAGAAATCCAAAGTAAAGAAATGCAAAAAGTCAAGAAAACTTTGGTCGGATTAATAAAGGAATGGGGAGTGTCTAAGGAAGAACGCACTATAATGAAAGATATAGACAGAGAATTTTACTTAGATGCGTCGGAAACAATCGAGTATGGTTTAGCAGATAAATTCATTACTCAGAATACTTTTATTGGGAAGTAACCCAGAGGTTTAATGAACGAATTCACCTTACTAAGGGTGTGTAAAGACATCAAGGGTCATAGAGTTACTAATGATGAAATTAAGCATCTAGTAAAGGATGTTTCTACTAGAACTTTATCTTTCCCTAAGTCTAACGATTTTAAATCTTCTACAGCCTTTTTGGTAGATACTGCTTCGCAGTTCTCGCTAGATAAGTCTTTTTTCACTAGAGCATACCCTAAAGGTGATTATTCGTATTTTTCTAAGGCTATGCAAAATTTCATTGAAGACGATGAAATTTTAGAAAAAGAGGATGTGGTAACCCAAAAATCTGAGTACTTAGACTTTTCCGATACAGAAACCGGAGAACTTCTGAACTTATCTAAAGCTGCTCCCTCAGGCGGAATGACTACTAAAGGTAGTATTAAAGACGCTATTGATGAGTATGAACGTTTATATAAAGCAGGGTTCTCAACCGCCGCAGAAATTTTAACGCTATCTCGTTATTACCCTAACAATAAAGCATATGCCCAACTTGCGGGTGATATTTTAGAGAAAAATGAACCTCTAGTGGTGGGTGGTCCCGCTTCAGTTGAAATGGTAGACCGAGAGGGACACCTTATTACCATGGATGCTATGGATAGAGCATTTAGAAAGTTTATGGGTAATATCAGAACCCGTAACGCCATGGTTCTACACTCGGACGTACAAGTTGGGTGGGCGTTACCAGCGTACATAAATAAGTCGGGTCAAATATTTAAAAGTGGTGTGTATGAGAACCACCTGTTTTTCATTACAGAAATGCGTAACGACACCAAAATTGCCGACAGAGTAAAAGAGCAGGTGAAAGAGGGGCGTATACGAAGTTACTCCATCGCAGGCTCCGCCCTTGAAACCGACTCAGAGTTGGTTCAGGAAAAAGGTAAGGACAGAATTATAACTAAGGTAACTGAGTTAGAGTTAGCCGAAGTTACGGTCTGTGAAAAAGGGGTAAACCAAGGAGCTCATTTTAACTTACTAAAAGCCCATGGTTCAGAAAATTCGGGAACTTGTATAGATGGCAGTTGCCTAATAAAGCTAGAAAAGGAACAAGCTGGACCGGGTTCAGGTGTTCCCCATGGGGCGGATACTGGTGGAAACTATAACAAGTTTTATGGCGGATTCGACCCCGACAAAGATTTACCAAACGGATGTTACCGGTACGCAGGTAAAACGGTAGAAGAATATTCTCTATCTATGGATAATAATACTCAAGGGAGCATGTCCCCCGGATTAGAGTCGTACTCTGAGTATAATGAAGATAAGGTAGAAGAAATTACTGAATATGATGAAAAGTTAGAAAAACGCCGACAGGAGGTTTTTAAAATGGTTACGGGAAAGCGTTCCTCTTTGGAACAACTGAAAAGTTTCATAAAAGCTGAGGTTGGTCCAGAAGGGACTTTGACCGAAATTTTTGACACTCCAGAGGAAATTTTAGAGCGAACTGAAGAAATTCGAGAAAAACATGGCTGGCCGAAAGAAAAGGAAGCCCTAAACGAATTACACGATATGAAAAACAATCCTGAATCTAGAGGAACCACTCAACGTGGTACTGCTGTCACTACGGCAGGACAGGATTACCAAACTTTAGATATCACTAAATCTGAAGACTGCGGGTGTAGTTAATGTCTAAGTATTTACTGTCCAAACTATTTCCTAATTTCGTAAAAAAGACTCAAACTCAACATTTGGCTAAAGGTCCCTTTGGTGAAGGTTTGGACGCTGCGGAATTGGATAAAGCTAGAGTTTACCTTAAGCCCGGTGAACAAGCTCCTGAGGGAGCGCAGGTACAAACGGGTCCTAAGGGTGGACAATACTACGACGACATGGGTGGTGGAGCCGTCCCTACAGATGAAGCTCAACCATACCCGGCTGAAGCGTATGACCAAGCTATGGATGCTGAAGTAGATGCTTTAAGTGGAATTCCACAAGAAACGCTTTCGCCTCCCGACGTATCCGAAGCTACATTTGATGGACAAGGTAATATACAGTTGCCGGGTAGTGACCCCTATCCTATTAGCGAACTTATTGGTTCAGACACGGAAGCTGTAAATGCCCTTGGGGAACGATATCAACAAGAAGGTGGAGCTAATCCGGCCGAATTACTTTCTGGTTATGACGGACCTCTGACTCAGGATGGTATACACGAGTACCTAAGCGATATAGTTCAATATGATGACGCCTTCGTATCTGACAATGATTATCATAATGCTATAGATTTTGCTAGCTGGGTTGGTGAACAATCAGGATTATCCGAAACTCAAAAAATGGTTAAGATGATGCAGAAACACAATATAGATAACAAAAGGCGTGATCCAATAGTATTGTCCAACAAGGGCGGTACACATAGGTAATAGGAGGTAACTATGCTCTCATCTCTTTTTATGGGTACACTTCTGTTACAGAAGGAGAAACCCCATAAGTATATCAGTCGAACTATGGGACCTAATGGTAAGTGGCAATATGACTATGGTAACGATGTAGTCTCACATGGCGCAGACGAGAATGCCTCTAGTAGAGATCAAGCTTGGCATCACCAAGATCAAGCAAAGATGCACCAAGAGAAGGTAGATTCTCACCAAAGGCATCTCGATAGATGGGAGCCAGAAGGTCAAGCACCTGACTACTTGACCCCAATTGAGGAGTCTCAGGCTAAACGAGATGCTCATCAGGCAGCAGTAGATCACCACACAGCGGAAGCACAGCCTCATGAAGAGGCGTGGCAGCAAGAGCGACAAGCTAATATTGACGCTCTCGCAGCTAGGAGGGCTGCCCGAAGTCAAATGACTCCACATGAGAGAAATATGGAACAGGGTCGCATCTACGGATGGGACTAAGAGGAGACAACTATGCTCGCATTTTTAAGTAAACTACTTCCAAAGGAATATAAAGGGTTATTGGCTTTGGGTCAACAAATCTTTGCTAACTTGGACACCAAGGAGGAACGGGCTGACGCTCTAGCTTACATTAAGGAAGCTTTGTCTGACGGTCAAGTAACCGTTCCAGAGTGGGGTCGGATTGGCGGTAAGTTAGGCATTCTAAAAACCCGTAAAAAGAAGAATGGCTAAAATTAAAGAGTATTTCCCTATTCCCTTAATTTTATTCGGTGGGATAACTGCCGATATAGCTAATTCTATAGACACGGAAATAATAACGCTACAGGTAGTTGCGTGGTCTTCCGTAATTGTAGGTTCTATAGGTTTAGCCCGAATAGTGTGGAATAAAGTCCGGTGGTTCAGTAATTCGTAGGAGGAAGTGGCGTGGCTAATCTAGAGGCGTGGGAGAATCGGGATCGGAAGATTACCAAACGTAGACGTTTAAAGAGTATGAATAAATTAGACCCCCCTACTCCCAACCCTAAAAAGAGTAAAAAACCTAGAATTTCGGAAACTAAACTTCTCGCAGACTTAGATTTGGATGAAATATTTAAAATCTAAGTTCATTTCCTTCTAATGTATGTATAATAACAATAGACAAGAGAAAGCAGTTGCTTTGGCATCTGCTTTTTTATTTGTTATTTCGCACAATTACGAGGGCATGCGGCGAGACCACCCTCCAAAGCGATAGAAAGGTTATGGAAAAAGTTTTTATTCTCTTTGGAGGAATAATAATGACGGATCAAAACGATTTGCTAAAGGGTAACACCCTTGCGCTTGAGGCTATTGCCGAGCAGCTTCAGAAGTCTAACGACTTGTCAGCTAAACTCGCAGCCCGATTCGCAAAAGAAGACGAAGAAGCAGAAGAGAAAGAGCATGCAGAGGCCGAAGAGCTTGCTAAGGCTGCATTTACTAAAGAAATTGTAAAGGCAGTTGGTAACGCTTTTGGTCTTGCTAAAGGTGACGAGGCTCCTTCAGGAGAATCTCCTCAAGGTATGCCAGTTGACGACTACAACCCAAAGCCAGTTTCTAGCCCTGCCACTCCGCCAGCTGCGGACACAGAGGAAGACGCTGACCCTGACACTGACACTGAGACTGTTCAGCAGCCTATTGCTGCTGCTGCAGAAATTAAGTTGGCAGATGAGGGCGCAGACGAGTATCCTCAGGTAGAGGATCCCGGCGTTGTAGAAGATGAAGAAGTTAACATGGCGTACATGAAGTCTCAATTGACTTCAATGGCTAAGGCTATCGCTGACCTTGCTAAGTCTCAGGCTTCTACCGACTCTGCGGTTGCTTCGGCAGTCGAGAACCAGATGCGGAAGATTGGCTGGAAAGAGGCTGAGGTTGGTGGACGACCACAGAGCCGGATTCTTCCAGATGTAGGCGACCCACTTCAGAAAGCAGCAGAAATTGGTGAACAGGTTGCCGACGGTAACTTCGACCCTGAAGCTGTTGTAGACCAACTTACCAAAATGAGTTACGCTGACATGGCAGAAATGCAGGTTAGCATGGCTGGACAGGGCGACTCTCTAACGGGTATCCTTTCTCAGCCCTCAAAGTAATTACGGAGATAAGATAGATAATGGCTACTAATCCATCACTATTTCAGTACTTCAGTCAGGCGCAACGTGGCCGTGGCTTGCTTGAGAACGTCTTCGGACCGGATTTCATGCAGAAGCAGTCTTACTTTACGGTTGACTCCGCTACTGGAATTTTCAATGCTACATACGGACGCAAAGTGTGGCATGCTCTAAACAACCAGACTCGATTCTGGAATGCCCTTCCCCGTGTGGTTTGGGGCAATAGCGTTGGTTGGCGTGTACGAACCGACCGTGGTTCTGGGCGATCTCGTCCGATCACGGAAACGGGAACTCTCCCGACCGTTGACATCTCGAATATCGAGAATGTCCAGTCTCTACCGAGAATCGTGGGTACAACCTTCGGTGCAGCTGTGAAGGCAATCTTCACCGCCAACCTTGAGGGTGGTGCTGGCGACATTCTTGCGATGGAGCATGAGAACGCAGAAATTGACCACGTAAAGGAAATCAACGAAGAACTCCTTGCTGGTTCTGCTTACTTGACTAGCGCAGGTGCAACTACCACTTTCACGGTTCCAGCTTCCGTAGCTAAGAACTTTAAAGTTGGTGACGCAGTTTCGCAGTACGACAACTCAGCAACCGACTGGGATCGCACAAGTGGTTCCGCAGTTTCCGCTGTCAACACCTCAACTGGTGTTGTAACGGTTGCTACTGGCACAACTTTCGCAGACAGCGACGTTGCTGCGATTTACAGTCGTGCAGGTATGACCTCAATTGATGATATCGTCTGGGAAGACGGTGCAGCAGTTGGTGGTGCATCCCACGCTAACTACACCGCTAACGGTGGTGTACGAGCATACAACCTAACGTATGCTGACCGTACCGCTGGTACGTGGAATGCTGGTGCTTCGGTCCAGTATAACTCTGGTACAGGCCGTGACCTGTCGTTGAACCTTTTGGACAACGCAATCATGAACATTCGTAAGAATGGTGGTGAGCCTAACCTCATCCTCATGGGTCATGACCAGTACTTCAAACTTGAGCGACTCTTGAACTCTCAACAGAGGTACTTGGGTCAGGAAGAGTTTGAAGTTGGTGTCGGTGACGAGCGAACATTCCCCGGTACTCGAACAGGACTTGTCCTCTCGACCTACCTTGGTATTCCGATTCTTACTGACAACGACGTTCCTGTTTCAGTTTCATCTGCTGATGCAGTTCTTGGTCAGAACGTTTACGTTCTTGACACGGACTCCATCGAGATTGCTGTAGCACAGCCTACTCAGTATGTTGAAAACCGTGACTACTTCGCAGCTAACGCTCTTGTAGTTCGTGGTCTTCTCTACACGATGGCTGAACTTCGAGCTCGCAACATTTGGCACACCGCCAAGATTGCTGACTTGAACACATAGTCTAAAAGACTTGTTTAGGCGACCCCTTCAAATGGAGGGGTCGCCTTTCTATTGAATGTAATGTAATGTAATGGTGAATAATGAGAAGTGTGTATGCTGATGGCGTGTTGAAAAGTTTGAATATTCAAACTAATAGAATGGTTGGGGAAGTGATGAATCTTCTTGAAGCTTCATTACCTGACTCTGGTGCAACGACAGCTTTAAAGAAATCTATAAAGCAAGCCATGTGGCGCACGAATCGAAATATTCAAGATGATGTGAACGGTCTGTCTTTCACAAATGAGGACAATATAGAATGACTAAACATACGTTTAAACAATCGGATGTAACAGGGGATACCCGTGGACTAGCACGATCAGCCCTAGGTTACGACTGGAACTACTTGGCTGACGCTGAGACTCTTCTTTTCGGTAGCACCGATGAGACTGCATTCCGAATGCAGAATATGTCTCCCGGTACTGGTATTTCTACTGCTACAGGTGGTGTTTATAAGGCTAACGTTACATATGCAGGAGATTTAATCAAGACTGAGATTCTTATAGATTTGACTGGATTATCTTCCGCTGCTGCCGCTGACATTATTGGTGTCAATGACGCTGCTAACTGTCACATAGGGCAAATTACTGCTGCTCTAAATGGTACAATTGTTGCGGGTCACATTGAATGTTTTGAGACTCCTACAACTGGTGAGCCTGACATTGATGTATACTCAGCTACAGAAGCTACTGGTACAGAAAATGCTGCAATCGGTGATCTAACTGAGACAGCTTTGTTGAACACTGGAGCGGATTGGACGCTGACTAAGCAAAAGATGGCTCTTACAGCGGTTCCTGCTGCTGACCAATACTTGTATCTGGTTGCATCTGGTGGTGGTGATGCTGGTGTTTATGACGCTGGTATTTTCCTACTCACGTTGTACGGTTACGCATCCTAATAAAAACGGTAGCCACCTCCTTGTTGGAGGTGGCTACTACAGATAATGAGTTTACAGTTACAGATGAAGAATATGAAATAAATAAAGTAACGCCATAGTTTGATATGGCGTTTTTTGTTGGGAGAATATAGGTGGCAATAGACGCTTTAATATCTTCCGTGTTTTCTACTTATGGTGTATCGGGAGTGTTAACTTTAGTATCAGTTTATCTGGTGACTAAATTATATTATTTGGAACGAAGGTACACTAAATTGGAGATGGACTTGAACGACATACAAAAATCAGTCGAACTTCATATGAATGACACTAGAGCTCATATGATGGCAAGAGCCAAAGAGGTAGATTCTAACATGAAAGCGTTAGATAATAAATTAGATTCTTTGGTGAATTGGGCAATATCCACACGGCAAGGGGATGTTGGGTGGCTTCAAAAGAGGGGTAAATAATGATTGCCCTAAGAGTTTTAGGACCAAAACGAGCTTGTAAATATTCCTTTGCTGCTACGGTGTCCTTACTCTTTTTATTATTGGTTAGTTTATCGTCATCAGCAAAAGGCGCAGTTGAGGTCTATTCTGAGGCAATTGATGATATAATAGAAGTAGAGGCAAAAATGTCTCCCACAAATAGCGAGGATTAGATAGGAAAATGGGAAATTTTACCACTGAGACACAAATTTTAGATACTTTAGTAAGGTCGCAATCAGATAACCTAGTAGATTTCTCTGTAAAGGAAAGTGTTCATGCTTGGAATCGCATAATTCCAGTCAGTGGAACCTTGTCTACTGCCGAAACTCCTCAAGATTTATATAACATCGGAGATGAGAACGCAAATCGTCCGGCTGCCGTAAACCTATTTACAAATCCTAGCTTTGAAAACTCCACCACAGGTGTAACCAATGATGGAGCCGCAGCCACTAGAGTTACTACAACTCCCCGACTAGGGACTTATTCCCTTCAAGTAAATCCGGCTAACTCAGCAGCCCTTGAAGGCTGTTATGCCACCGTAAATAATATAGGTGGGTTAGATACTTATTTGATTGCCTCTATATATGTTCGTGATGCCTCCGATGCAGATGCCACAGTAATTTTAAAAATTAAAGACAGCGATGGTACTGACTTAGCTACCTCTGGGGCAGTCAACGTAACAGATTCTTATCAACGTCTAGAGGTTAGGTATGCCCTACCTGCTGCCTCTGCGTCGTATCGAATTTGGTTTGGAACCTCCTTACAACACAATACAGACACATTTTGGGATAGTTTACAGATAGAGCATCGTCAGGACGGTATGGCTACAGAGTTTATTGACGCAGTAAACCAAGCAAACTGTTCTTGGCAAGGAACTGCTGACGCATCATACAGTCAGAGAATATCCCCACTTACGGTCATTAAAGGATTCAGACTCAATTTCTCTCATGATACCTTGATAGCATTTGATACCACAGCCGATGTAAAGGCTGTAGCAGCAGCTAGCAGGGAACGAAGCCATCTAATTGATGTCTCTGTTTCGGCAATATGGGAACCTAGTTGGCCTTTAGATATAAGACAAAATATTTCATTCACTAATGGAGCAGGTTCCGAAACTCCCACGGTATCCGGGACGCTGTTCGGAAGAAGTTCCGTCTAGCCGTGAAGTTGTTTAAAAAATTATTAAGTTTTAGACATAAACATACACCTGTTATGCAGTTATCTAACTTTAAGGGAAGAAACCCTAGAGTACAGGTTATTTGTGATTCTTGTGAACAACCAACAAGTCTTAAAACAACCAAGGAACGGTTTTTTCCTCCAAGCATTTAAAGGATAAGAATATGAAATTATTCCAATCCTACAGAGTTGTTCCGTGGGAACCTGAAATAATAGCAGTAGATGATTTAGATGATGCTGTCCAATTGATTCACGCTAACCAAGAAGTTGATGATGAGTTGTTCTATAATACTAAAGATGCTATTGAGTTAGGTGTGGAGGAGCTATACGATTCCGAAGTTGACCTAGAAATGTCGGAACATATAGTAGTAACTCAGGATAGTTTACAAGCTGTACACCGATATATCTATCCCCAAACTCGTATCCCGAACCAATTTAGAGGAATTCCGATTATAATAAATAATCATCTTACTCCAGAACCAACTATTTTATCTAAACTTCTAACTAGGTTTGAGTCTGAGGCTAGAATAGCGTCTATTAGAGATTTAGAAGATTGGTATTGGGATTTCGGAACTATCAGTCCTTTCGCAGTCGGCAATAACGTAATCGGTGGTATAATACTATCAGCGGTGTCTTGTTTTTTGCAGGGTAATTATTTAGTTGAAGTCACAGAAGGAGTTCATTATGACTAGTTTAGCTATGGAAGAAGAACAGAGTTGTTCAACGTGTGGAACGGAGTTAGGTAAATATGAGTTAAATATATGCGATGTGTGTAAAACTTGTCCATTCTGTAGTAGTTCTTTTACGGTTACCCACTTGAATGGAATTGTAGTTGAGCGTAGGTGTCATAAATGTAATGCTTATACAGAAACTTATTTGGATCCAATCTAACAAATGCAAAAAATAGAAAACGCTGTTAACGTGTCCGTTTTGGAGGCACGAGAAATCATTAGTCGATTAGAGGAATGTGTGGCTGATGTGAAAATGGGAGTTCCGATTACAGAATGCGATCTGGATTTACATTTAGACAGGTTGATGAAGGTAGTAGATAGGGTTTTCAGTAAGGATCAACCTCATATTCCAACCCCGGAAGTCCCTTTTTAGAATGGTTATGGAGATAACAGGACTTATGGAGAGTATAAGTAAGCTTTATGTCGATGTAGATGAAACGTTGATATTTTGGCCTAATCCGGATAAACCATACGTTGGAGAATACACTGTCAACAAGGATTTGGTGGATGTTTTACATAAAGTATTAGAAAAGAATTTATACGATGTGTACATTTGGTCGGGTGGTGGTAAAGTTCATGCAGAGTCGATTAGTAGAAAACTTTTTGGGAACTACGACTTGCCATCTTATGGTAAATTTCAAATTTGGTGGACACATATCACGGAAGAAGATTTTGCCATAGATAACAGAAGGCAGGAAGAAAGACGTTACTTAGAAAAATTTAAAAAGGTGTTCTCGCCTAGCGAATTTATACAGGAGTACAAATGATTTCGGTATCAAATGAAACATTCGACAAACTTGTTTTGGAAGCCAGTGAAAAACGACCAATTGTGTTAGATATGTGGGCAGAATGGTGCGGCCCGTGTAAAGTATTTTCCCCAACGTATGAAAAAGTCTCTGAAGACTATTCCGATTCTATGGATTTTTATAAGTTGAATATAGATGAAAATCCAGAGTTAGCAGATAAATACGGTATAAAGAGCATACCCACAGTACTGGTGTTTAATAACTCCGAACCAATAGATCAAGTTGTGGGGATTATTCCAGAAGATAAATTGCGCTATGAATTAGAGTATGTTTTGTCTATTACGCAAAATTAACCGTATAATAAAGTAGGGAGTTTTATAACTTCCTTTATATAGTAAACAAGGGGTATTAATGAAACTACGTAACTTTTTAGGGGCTGTGAAAGACTTGATTCTGATGCCCTTTAAGAAAACTCCTGTTAGAAAATTAGGAACACTTCTACTTTGGACACCAAAAAAGATTGGATGGGTTCTTAGGAAAATACTCCATGGTATTGTAATAGGTCCTAGTTACGTATTTAGAGCGATTATAAAATCCCCTAAGAAAGCGTTTAGAAAAGCTATGATTATTAGAGATTGGATGTTGGAAAAGATAGATTACCTAGAAGCGGAGTCGGCCAAGTGGAAGCGTACATTCCAGATTATAAAGTCTCCATACAGTTTACTACTAAAGATGGGATTCTCACCCCAGTATGCGATTGGTTTAATAGCTGTAGGTACGACTGCTACTACTGGTGTTGTGGCAAACGAAGCTATGAAGCCACCGTCTTTCGCAGCAGGAGACCCCGGCATTTATAATGCACCGACAGACTCACCTATATTTAGTGCTAAAGAATTTAATACGTTGCGCCTAGATTTGGGTACAACTCCTATTGGGTTAGTTGAAATCTCAGATATTACTGTAGGTACGGCATATAGTAACTCTGCTTTGCCTCAAGGTGAAACAAAGCCTGTAATCGTTGGTGGTTTGCCGGCGGTTTCCGATCCTGCCTTTGCGGAAACGTTCCTTGAGGTTGGACACATGACTGTGGAGAAGTGGAGGTGTGACCAACTGTTGCTAACTAATATTGAGGCTCATGATCTCATAGTCAGGGATAATGCTTCAGATGGGCAATCAATCTCTGCAACTGCGGGTACTCCAAGAGACCGGGGTATTTCTGGTGGTAACAGAGCAGCGGATATGTACACAAGCGGTGGCTACTATGACCAAGTGAAAATCACAGCAGCAACCACAAACGTAAACGGAAAGATCGACAGACTAGTTCTAAACAACCTCTACACGAAAGGTGGGGCTTGTGTTCTCGACAGAATCAAGGCGGGTACACTGGAAATAATTTTGAATGAGGTTGGACTTGGTAATGGTTTTGCGACTAAGGAATTCCAAATAGCTACTAGCGTTGTATACAAAAACTTCACAAACGAAGACAACGTAGAAGTTTCTATTGCATCCGCTCCTGCCGCAGCGGGACCAAGCTAGTGGGCGATTTCCGTATAATATCTGAAGACGTAATTGTTGCCTCAAACAAAGCTTCGTATGACTTTTTAAAGTCTAACTATCCTAGTCTAAGCACGACTGAATCTGTAGTTAAATCCCAAGTTAATGAACTTCTAGAGGGGTATGTTATCCCGCCCGAAGATAAAGAAAGTATGGTATCATCTATACAACGTAATGGAATGAGTATCCGATATACAGCGTAAGGAGATAGGTATGGATTGTTATATGTGGGTGGAAGCATCAACTGGAGATAGTCTGATGATTCCCTACAATGATGCGTCTGAGACATTTTTAAATGCTCAGTTTTCAAGTTTGGTGGAGAAACCAAATAACTCTTTTGTCAAAACTCATAAGGCGTATGTACTTCCGTCATCAGGTTCGGATTTAACTAAATTTAATAGCCTTTTAGATGCTAATTGTAGCCACACTGTTATTACTCACGACACTTGTGACGAAGATCCCGACTGTGATTCCAAGATACGACTTATACCTCAGGCATCTTAAGTATGAAATTATCTCAAGACGTATTTGTAGTAGGTAGTAACTCAAAGTTCCCTCAGTGTTCAGTAAAGAAGTGTTTTTATACTGTTGCGAAAGACGGGTTATGTAAGAAGCATTTAGAAAGGATAGATAGGTGACATCAGACTCCTATTGGAACGACCATTTTGATGAGTGTCCCGCCGGGGCAGAAGAAAAAGATTGGGTAGAGAATCCAGTCTGTAGATGTGATTCTATAATGAAGACTCTAGAAGCTTTAGATACAGTAGAGGAGTATTAATGACTAGGAATACACATACAATAATTCGTAATATCGGCGGGAAGTATGTAAGAAAGATAGTACCGGCTGACCCGGAATCTATCCCAATATCCCATCACATTAACCTAGCTAAAGAGATGCTTGCTGAAAACATAGCTACAGTACCACCCCACGGTTGCAAGAGAGAAAGAGTATTAGATGTACTCAATAAAGTAGACTTATCGAATGTAGGTAGATTAGACCCATTTGTAGAAGCCTTACAGGCCATAGTGGTACTTAGTAATGATGATGAAGTAGTAATATTAGCAGACAGAGCTCTAGAGGTGTATTATGACCAGTATAAGTCTTAAAGACGTAGTAGATGACATTATAGAAGGAAACGGCAGGAGTAAAGAAGGGGGAGAGACTATAACTCATATAATTGAGTACCATAACATCTTCGACCGCTCCCCTACGTGGAAACTATGCCGGGATGAAAAAGAATATAAGCATGCTATGGAAACTGGAGCATTCATCAACCCTAGACTAATCTGGCAGAGAGAAGAAACAAGTGACGAGGACGACTCCTCCCCCACTATCCCAGATGATGATGTGCTTGAGTTTCATTTAAGGTAAGTAATGTATCAAAAGGAAGACTAATGCAATCAGAACACAGAAGATGGATGACAGAACGAAGTTACACAGACAAAGTAGACGATGCTTTAATTGAGTTAGAATTCTTAGCGAAACGTATAAATAGGATAGAGCGCAAGATAAGTAAGATGAATAAAGATTTCTTCAGAGTAACCAAAGCCCGCTCGAAGAAAAAGAAGGGACAACAGAACAAGTACGTAAGAAAACAATTAGTAGGTGTACTAGACGAAAAGGAAACATAATGTCCTTATACAACATAGACCAAACAAATAACCCATGTGTAGTATGCGGAAAACCCTCAACAATAATACAGACTGAAACTCACTACTGCTCCCCCTGCTACTACCAAAGATACATAAAAACAATACATAATTATACCGACCAAGGACTCAATACTGACCTATGTCAAGACTTCGGAACTAAGTAAAATTAGTAAATCTCTAAAATAATAAGAAATAACCTCATATAGTATAATAGAAAGTACAGTCACCGTGTAATAATAAGCCTGTTTTACGATGGAACATAAGTATTTTACGATAAATATATTTCAAAATATTTCAAATCAGTTCAAATTAGTGTTTTCATGGCCATATTTTCGGCTGAATGTCAAATCCAAAACTATCTTATATAATTATATGGTGAGTTCAAATCATAAGGTTTTGCCCCTAGGGAAACATAAAAAGGGAATTGGGAATCCGGGGAATCGGGAATTCGGGGAAACACTGGGGAATCGGCAATTACGGGGAATCGGGAATGCAGGGAATCGGGAATGTGTGGGCAATGCGGGAATACGCAGGGGAATAGGGGAATACGGGAATGTACAGGCAATGTAGGGAATACGGGAATATATAGGGAATCTGGGAATTGGGGGAATTAGAACATACGTTCTAAAGGAATTCGTAAATTAGGGAATTAGGGAATGTAGGAATTCGTAAATTAAATTAAGGAATTCGACGACTTATAGGGAATTGCCCCTAGAAAAACACAAGCGAATTCGTAATTCTTCCCCGGCGGAATGACCGGGATCGGGGAATCTAAATAAAAATTCTAAATTTTTCCAGTAGCAGCTGGAGGGGGAATAAGAATGGCACGAAGAGGAGTAAAGTCATTGCAAGAGGAATTAGAGGAATACCAAGAGTATCCGGCAAAAGATTTGCATGACCGGACCCAGCACGAAATTTTAGAAAAACTTTACTGGCAACTGGTTTATACCCGGCAAGTACTTACTGGAATGGGAATGGTCGTCATCGTCGTCTTGATCCTGCTGATGCTAAAATAGAACAGGTGTTCTAAATTTCACGAATAAATTGGGCAGGGTCGGCGTCTTCCTTTTTGGCCCTTACTTCGTGAACTTAGTTCTCTCTTTTTATGTTACTTATATTATAACATACACTTCTACCCTTGTCAAGTCTTTTTGGAGGCAATTTATGAAACAGGCCGAACTTACCCGGTTGATGGCTGAGGCCGAGCGGGCGGAGGAAGAAGATTATCAGCTGGCTATCATGAAATATCTCTCTGTTATAGCTCATTCCCTACTTATAGCTGACGAAGACGACTGACTGGAGGAATAGAGCTCCAGTTCAGGCAGCTGAAAAATTTAGAAAAACTTCCCAGTAGCCAGATCCCAGCTACCCAGTGTTTCAGGTCTCCCGGTGTTCCCGGCCAGATCCGGGGCAAAAATTTAGAAAAGTTGTAATTTCTTATAAAGGTGTTGACATGTCCTGAGCTGTCTGTTATTATATAAGCACACAAACAGGAAGGAAAGAAAAATGTATAAGTTCTTCAGCACACCGTCACACGGATACCTAGCTGTTCCGACAGCAGACTACGAAGCTAGCGGATATAAGGCTTCCCGCTTCTCCTACAAGCTAGGAGAGCAGTTAGTCTACCTAGAGGAAGATTGCGACGCTAGAGGCTTCATGGACGCTTTCAACGTGTCACTTGACGACGTAAAGGAAGTTGTGATAGACTACGACCTAACGCAACGAAAGTCTCTCGAACCGATGAGTGGCGAAGGTTTTGAACTAAGAATAGGAACGGGATACTAAAATGATTAGATGTAACGAGTGTGGACGAGCATTCGACCTGAACGATACTCGTGATGCCGATGAGTGGTATCACGGTCATGACTGTGAGGTATAAAATGACTTATGTAGTATGGGTTGGTGGTGTAGACGACCACTACCAAACAAAAGAAGAAGCAGAGCAAGCAACCAAAGAATGGAAAGAGAAAGGCTACGACGATGTTATCCTTGAACTACGACCATGAATGTGCGGAAAGGAAAATTTAGAAAAAATGACGACTAAACAACGATATGAAAAAATGTTTGTGACGGTTCCTGAGTCTGCATTAGACGACCCTAACCATGAATCCGCAATAGAGGACATGAATGGGTACATCGAGCGTATGGGGGGAACCGCACACGCTCCTGATGGTATGGACTACTCTTGGACTGTTCCCGCTCACTGGACCTTTAGGTTCTACGAGCGATTCAAGTCCTTTGGTCTCAATGCTAGAGTACTTCCCGGTTCGCATTGGTTTGGAATGTTAGAAAATTAGGGGTTGACAAGCATAAAAGTTTATGCTATAATATAGTCAAGCTAGTGAGGCGGGCATGGTCAGACATTCCCTTATGAAGATAAGATGACACGCTGAAACCGCCCGCCCCTAGCAGAAAAAATATTAGAAAAAGATAGGTGTTGACATGTAGTAAAAAGTATGCTACAATATATGTATGAGGTAAGGAACTGAGAATTCCTAATGAACAGACTAACTGCGGGTTAGCGCAAGCCTTAAAAAAGCATACCTGTTCAGACTTATCAGTACCTCTAGGAGCGGGAGTGAGGATACACGCAACAGTCTTAGTTACTTAGTAAAGTATTCAACTCCAATGCTCCGACACTCGGAGTGGAGACTGAAGGGGTCATTACCCGCCACCTGTTTCAAACGCAGAGTCCAGTCTCAACTGAGGGGAGCGAAAATAGAATATTGAACCATGCAAATGTCCCTCATTCATATGGCAGCATCACAAGTAGTGAGCAATGAAGAATCCTAGGATAACTTCTCAGCCGATGTCTTGTAATATGCAGACCATCCCTGAACTGCACACATCCCTCTGTTGAATCATATTCTAATATCGCTCCCCTCTTTTATTTAAAGACTTGACAGCCTCTTTGTACTATGCTAAAATATATGTACAAGGAGCAAATGACATGAACTTAACAAAAGATGGATACCTAGTCGGACAGAGCGGTGTGCTTGTTACATGCCCTATCTGTCTCGGTGACATGTGCGGTTGCTACGATGACCTTGAGGTCAAGGGATACCGCATCTGTAAGGGTTGCGCTAGTGAGTACGAAGCGCATTGGGGTCGCCCACCGTCTAAGGGAACGATTAGCAAAGCTATCAAAGCATTAGTCGCTCAGGGGTTGTGGGACAGAAAAACCCACAGCGTCCCTAAAGCGGCGTAAAGGAAAATTTAGAAAAATGACACAGCAAGACACATTCTTGGCCTCCCTACGGGGACAATACATCATGGCGCAAGCCTTAGAGGTTGCCATTGATACGCTAGAAAAAGTAGAACCACCATACATGAGGGAAGAATCCAACATAGCGGACATGAAGTTCCTAAGAGAAAAATTCAACTTCCCGATCTTCATGGAGCGGGCATTCCTAGCACAGAAATTTGGAGAATGATATGAGAAGGGAAACCATTTGCCTATTCCCTCCCTCATTCCCTCCTATTCCCTCTAGGCAATAAGCCAATATAGAGGGGAATCCCCTAGCAGTTCAGTCATTTCTGCTAGGGGATTTTTTATTTCCCCGGCCTTTCTCCAGTAGTTGGAGGGAAAAATTTAGAAAAAATCTTCAGGAATCACTGGACGAGGCCTACTGGATCTACCAATTTCCGTTTATCAATATACATTCCGCCCAGTCTTCAGCTGGAATTCTGGTCTGGTGCAGCTGGATCTGGGAAAAATTTAGAAAAATCCCCCCGGCGGATGTAGTCGGGATGCTTCCGGCTCTGATCCCAGCATCCTAGCTCCCAGCCGGGAATTGCCGGGTCTGGCTAAAATTTAGAAATTTGACGACTCCCCGGTTTTCTGCTATACTTTCCGGCCGGAGGAAAAAATGGAAAAAGAAACATACTCGCCCCTATCCAATAAAAAGACTAGGGAGCCATTTTTAGAAAAAATCCAAATATTACATGAGGCTATGGAAAATGTAATTGAGGCACATGAAACTTGGTTACAGGACGCAACCGATTGGACGAAAAAAGATGAGAGCGGAATGGTTCGCATGTCTCGTTCATGGCTAGACGAATCTCTTGAGGAGGGCAAAGACGCTCTCAAAAATTTGAAAAAATATAAAATCTTTCAAAATTGATAGAAAAACCTCTTGACAAACGGTTTTCGTTCCTATAATATAGGTAGTACATCAAAACAAGTGATTTGGAGAAAACAATGATTATCACCCCACAACAGTACCCTACCTTATCAAAAGAGGTCAAAGGCGACCCTCACAATTTCCTAGCGGGAGATGAGATAGAAATTTCGGGGACACGTTTCCCTGTGGTACGTCGCATATTCAACGTAGAAGGCGAAATCGAAAAGGTGCTAGTTGCCAAGACGCATGTTCGTATGAGTGTGCAGAACGATTACCTTGACGCATTTGAAGATGCGATGGAAACCAAAAATTCAGAAAAACTTGAAGATATCGCTCACAAGATATTCGATCAAGTTGGTACAACTCTAGTTTCATTGTACGGATTTGAGGATAGTCGTCCTAGCGACGATGAATCTAAGTAGGTTTCTCCTACCTCTTGTTTCTCCCCTACCCACCTAATGGGTAGGGGAGTTTTTATTTTAGCACTTGACAAATTATAAATTTTAGGATATCCTTACGTGTAAGGAGAAAAGAAATGTCTACATACGATTACCTAAAAACTGAATCTACTGAGGAGCGAGTGCCAAAAGACGCTGACATCTCGGTAGCCGAAAACTTGAGGTTGTTGCAAGTTGGCGACAGAATCGACGTTTACTCCCCTATTACTGAGGATTGGACATACGCTTCAGTTCTAAAAGCGAGTGACGATTGGATTGAGACTATATTCACTGATGGTGAGGTTGTAGTTTTTAGTCTAGATGAAATGCCGATTTGGAAAAATGAAGGATTCGATATAAGGAGTGCAGTATAATGCCTAATTGGTGCAGTAACGAAGTGCAGGTATATAGCACAAAAGAAAATTTAGAAAAATTTATCGACGAGTGTTTCACAGATTTCAAAGGAACGCCTGTTTTAGATTTCAATAAGGTTCTGCCCGAACCTGACTATAAGAAACCACAGAAAGACGGTACGCATAACAATGGAGTGCAGACTCAGTTATCTACTGTAATGCCTGATTGGTGGACTTGGCGCAATGATACGTGGGGTACGAAATGGAATCTAGTACCTAGCGATGACAGTACCTTAGATGGTTACGAGATATTCCAAACCGATGACTGTCTAGAGTTGAGGTTTGATACGGCGTGGTCACCACCTAACGGTGTCTACGATGAAATTGTTGACAAATACCCTGACCTTGATGTAACGTGGTTCTATCGAGAAGATGGCATGCAGTTTGCAGGTTGGTTGCCTGACTAAGGAGTAGTTATGAATTGGAAAAATTTGAAAAAAGCTTGGCAGGAGTCAGGCGACGAGCGTTGGATACAGCACCCGAAGGGTCATCGAGCGCAGAAGAAAGCCGAGAGGCGCAACCGCAAAGAGGGTAGGCTAAGGTAGCCAACAGGTCTCCAAAACCTGAGGAGTGAGTTCGATTCTTACACCCTCTGCCACTCCCCTAGCATTTGCTAGGGGATTACTTTTTACACCTAAAGGAACGATTATGAGATATTTTACTGGAGCTCCCAGTAGCGACACGGAGAAAATTTTAGAAAAAGTGGCCGGAAAGTATCAAGCCCGGCATCTATCAAAGAACTCGAAGAAAAGGAAGGCCAGAAAGATTTTTACCGAGAAATCTCTTGAGCAGGCCAAGAAAAATTGGAAAGATGGAAAGAGAAGTAATTGGTCTTACGATAAAGAGGCTTGGCTAGAAGCAACAGTTCGTACTGAAGAACTGGACATGGGGCGTTATTACTGGATCTCCCGGAACTGGGAGAAGACCGGGGCCTTTGTAAAAATTTTAGAAAAAAGTACCGAGCTCAATCCAGCTGGTCTGCCGAGCAGCGTAACTGTCGAAGTAGTAAAACCAGTAGGGGCTTACCAGTTAGGTCAGATAAAACTTATGAACGCCACCCAGATCTTTGACCACCGGGCGCATGCCAGCAAAGAAAATTTTAGAAAATATCTAGCCGGGGAGCCTTACATTGTTTAGAAAATTTTCCCAGAAGGTGCGGCGGTACTGGACTGCACAGCGTTGCGGTTGGGACGGAATATGTGCCGAGTCACATAAATAATTTGACACTCTGGAGTTTTTATGTTATTATATAGAGAACAGGAGTAAATGAAATGAAACAGACATGGGTACTAAGAGAATGGGTCAAGTGGGTTATATTCTTCACGATTCTATATTTCTTACTAGTATGGGTAGGCTTTCCAATGCCTGAGGTCACCCTACCCTCTGTAAGTTGGGACGGAGTTTGTAACTAATGGAAAAGAAAAATTCTAAAAATCCGTGGTGGGCATACAATGACTAAAGTTATACATAGAACACTAAGAGGATACTCACACGAATGCGAAATCGTGGGGGAAGGTGAAGAAGTAGGTCGTAAGGTTTACGACTTAGCGTGTGGCAAGTGGGCGTGGGAAGAACAAGTAAAAATTCAGAAAAAGGATTGAGATGACAACAATAGCAAGAAATAGAAATGAAGCAGAAGTGTATATCATGGACGTTATCGACAAGCTAGGGGGAGGCACAATCACGCAACCCCTACTTGACGACTCCGACCCTGATTTTCCATTCGTAGGCTTTAGAGTCGTCAAAGACGAGCAGACGCTAAACGTATGGGTACTACGTGACCCTGAAGGTAATGGAAGCGGTCACCTGTCGATAGAAGAACCAAATCAATTTGGAAATTTTGATTGACAATTCACTCCTCCCTGTTATAATAAATAGCAGGAGGAAGGAGATGAATATAAAAACTGAACACAACGGGGCGAAAAACGGCGGGGGATATTGGGGTACTAGGAAGGAAGCAAAGAAATTCAGTTCACGTATACGGCGCATAAATGCCAAAAGTGAAATCAAACAACAGCTTACCGACTAACCCACCCGCCTACATAAAGAAGAACCCACCAACTCGGTGGGTTTTTTGTTGACCAAAATTTAGAAAAATACTTGACGGTCGTTCTGCCCTATGCTATAATATATGTATAACAAGACAGGAGAGAAGAAATGACCCTAAAAATCAACAACCTAAATCGTGATGCAGAAGATTATCTGATTGAGTTCGTACATGGCGAGCAGGAAGCCGACAGAAATTGGTACTCCCCTATCGTAGATGTTCAATCCATCGAAGATGCCGTACAGTGGCTTACCGACAATGAGTACGATTGGAAGGAGATGGTTCTAAAGTTTGCGCCGAACCAGAAGTGGGACGACATGGATTGGCAAGAAAAGGAGTGGTGGATACAAAAGGAACAAGGCATACGATGACCCCTACCACTAAACTAATAACCCACCCTAGCAGGTGGGTTTTTATTGTCCAAAATTTAGAAAAATACTTGACGCCTAAAGCAGAAGGTGATATAATTTAGAACAAGGAGGATAGTTATGAAACTACCATTTGATGTACCGATTATCGACACCGAACCACAAGTAGTGAAGAACCGATTCGGTGGAGGGTCAGCCACCCTAACACCCGAAGCGGTAGCGGTATACGACACAATCATCGGAGCAGAGCAGTTCCACGACTACGAGACAGTTCAGAAGGGTTTAGCTTGGTTCGTGAAGCACTACCCCGAAGAATATATGGTACTACTAGACTAGTAGTCGAACTCACCAGAAAGCCCGCCATTCGGCGGGTTTTTTGCTTTTTAGGACAAAATTTGAAAAATTCTAAAAATTTACGACCAGATGCCAATTCCTACGTAGTTATAATATAAATGTACCAACTGGGTACACGGCACGAATCAGGAGAAACTGAATGGCGAAGAACGTCAAACTGCTCGATATTGTAAACGATAGCCCAAATTACGTGATAGATGTAGTTGAGAAACTATGGAGCATCGTTACAGACATACCAAAACCAGTTCAAATTGTTCTGGGAGCTGCAATTGTGGGGCTGGTGCTGGAAAACTCCGGCTATATAACCCTCCCCTTTTAGTAAAAATTTAGAAAATTAGTAAAGACAGCCCGGCTTCCGCCCTACACTGGGGGAGCCGGGTTTTTATTTTTACCCGGTACAGCTGCAGGATCATTGGGTACAGCTGCAGGCTCGCCCAGTATAGCTCAGGCCAGAAAAGAAAAATTTTAGAAAAACTTGACAGAGCAGATTCTACCCCTTATAATAAGGAGACAACATTTAGAGCAAGGAGAGAAAATGGGTTTTGAATCATTAGGAAGAAAAGAAGCCAAATTTTTGGCATCAGTTAGTCAAGAGAAACTAGCCGAAACGTTCAAAGAAATGGGTTTGACCGTCGATATGGGACGTTCTACCTATTACGCCGAAGGTCACAAGTTAGACTTCAAGTTCTCGGTGGAACTACCTGAGAAAGCGGACGTTATGAAAAATTCAGAACTTTCGTTATATGGGTTAGATGCTAAGGTCGGAGATGAGTTCTCGGATTGGAGTGGAACTAAGTTCCGAATACTCGGAGTCAACAAAAAAGCTAGGAAGTACCCTATCAAGATACTACGTCTAAGCGATAACTCACAACGAAAAGCACCTGTTGACTTTGTTCGGCGAGCATTGAAAGGATAAAAATTTAGAAAATTTAGAAAACCCGTCAGTGATGGCGGGTTTTTTATTTGACATATATCGAATATGGGTGTAAAGTACATATAACGAAAACAAGGAGCGAGAAAATGAAAACACTAACAAAACAACACCTAGATGAGTTTCTAGTATTAGCTAATGGGTTATCTCCCGAAAACCTACACATGGACGGTGAAGCTACTAAAAAGCAGGTTACGCAACGTCGCAAGATTCTAATGGGTCAATGGCGACAGTTAGAAAAAGCCGTTGGAAGAAAAGTCACCGAAGAAGATGTTTGGCAAGAGTTTTTCGCTAGGAGATAAGAATGATTATTGATACATGCCCAACATGCCACCAAATAATTGATGAGGGAGATATGCCGTTGACCATAGAACAAGCACACATCGATTCTGACGAACACGCCCGACGATGTGATGATGAGAATTGCAACGAGTGCGACTACGATTCTAGCGACGTCGATTATGGTGACTATGACCCGTCCGTATAGTCAAAAAATGACCCCTTAACCTAGTTTTGGGGTCATTTTGGTTATTTTGGTCATATATACCAAAATTGACCCTATATATGCTTGACACCATATGTCCATATGCTAAAATATAGATACAACAAAACAAGGAACGGAGAAAATAACATGAAACTCATCAACGACGAACAAGCCTTTAGCATCTTAGAGGGTACACGGGCGCAAGGTACAATCTTCAACGTAACGTTCATCAAGCGCACTACGGGTGAGGTACGCAACATGAGAGCAAGACTCGGCGTGAAGCGTGGAGTTACAGGCGTAGGCATGGCATACAAGCCTAGCGAGAAGAATCTCCTTGCTTGCTACGACGTAGAAAAAGCCAAAGAGATGAAGGCGCAAGGTATGGACGATGTAACCGCATCGAAAAAGTCATACCGCATGATTGACCTAAACAGTATCCTCAACATGACGGTAGGCGGTCAAGCATACCAAGTCTACACAACTGAGAAGTTGTAAGACACCGCACACAAGCCTCTGCGCTCCCTACGGGGAGCGTAGGGCGCATAGAAAAGAAATGACATGAACATCATCAGTAAGCTATTACACAAGCACACATACAAGAGAACATACTACTTCGGGCATGTACCGATGACAGTATGTACCGCATGTGGACACATAGCCGACTATGGGCGCATGTACTCTAACGGTAGCCACTAACACCCTACCCTATACACCCCACAATATCCCACTGTAACAAGTGGGATATTTTTTATCTGTCAAAAACTGGTGCATGGCCGGGTTAGCACATATGTTCTACTCAAAGAAAAAATCTCACCCCACAATCGGCGTCGTCATCGGTGGCGATATTGTCGGCGTCGTCATCATCATTAGCATTAGCACATATGTTCTATCGGTCAGACATTGCCCCGACGTAATAAAGGGCAAGTTACGTAATAGAACAAATGTTCTAGGGAACCCATAAAGGGAGCCTAGCCATTCCCACGGCGGACGGGAAATCCGAAAAAAGGGGTTATTATAATAAGTAGTAGACAGCACATAAAACGGTGAAAGTATGATATAATAAAAATAACGCTAGCTATATCGCCGGGGGTTATAATGAAATATGCAGTCCGCACAATAGAGTATTTTGCTCATATGGGGGCAGAAGCTAGAACGACCCCTTACCTTGACGATAGAGAGAAGTTGAATCTGATGTCCGAGTACTTCGAGATTATTTTGGATGTAGTAGACGGTGATATGACTAGAGTAAAAGATTGGCATCTAAAAAGCATCAGAGGAGAAGATAATGAAGACTACGACGAAGAAGAGACTTGGCTTACTGGGAGCGGCTGTGGCTGCGGTGGGAGTTGTCTATGCGGTCAAGAATCGTAAGGTTATCTCTGAGAAAACCGAAAACGTAAAGGAAAAGGCTGCTTTGCGTGTGCATACAAAGCTAGGAATGCCCGCATACAGATACCTGAAAGAAAGGAACTACATACCGTTCTAATGAAAACCCTACTTGAAAGAATTGTTGACATGTTGAGGCGGATACCGAAGACTCCTCCGCCGGCCAAGAACACTAGCTAACATCTATTTGACAAATATTCCCGAAAAATATATCATGAACCCCCGTTTAAGTGGAGAGTAAGACAAGTAATGCAAAAAGGTGATAGAGTAGAAATTCGTCCGCATCACGACGTTTGGATGATGGGCGACCGATATGGTACAATAGAAAAGGTCGGGCGCAAATACGTACACGTACATATGGATAAGTCCGATAAAGTACTAAAGTTTGTCGAAAGCGACTTTCTGCTACTGTGGAAGGATAGATAGTATGCAGACAGGTCTAAATGTATGCAATCATGGCATAAACATGAAAGATAAGTGTGAGAAGTGCGGAAGAGAAGCATCTTTTCCGACAAGTAGATAGGACAGAGTAATGGCAACTCAACGAGAATGGGAAGCAGTAGTATGGCATTTCTTGGCAGATAAGCTAAGAGATACACACCCCAACGAGATAAAACGTTGGATATACGGCTTTGAACCCGACACTGAAGCGCAGGAAAAGCGGTGGAAGAACGCCATCGCTAAAGTCAAAGGTCAGGTTCAACGATTCGCAGACGAAGAAACCTGCGAAGAGGAGTGTATTACTAGAGGACATGACCGTGTATAAAAGTATAACTCGATTAGAGTTCGGTAACCGAAGCAAGAGAGGTAAGGCTAGTGGCACAGGGGCAGAGATATCGCCCGAATGCCAAGCAGTATTTCTCCAACTGAAACCGGGTAAAGGGATAAGAATCCCTCATCTGCACGAAGAATCGGAAAAGGGAGTGTGTAAACTCCTTAACCGACTGAACGTGTACCGAACAACACACAACAGGTTTGACATAGCTATGAAGCATGACAGGTCAACCCAAGATTTATTAGTATTCAATTTTGAAGGAGAAAACTAATATGAGTGAAGCTAGTGATTGGCTACAGGAAGTTAAGGCAGTTGTAGAGAAAGGGAGCGTTATCGCCCCCGAAATCTCCAGTAATTTGTCTACGCACCTAAATAGTTACGAAACGGTTCTAGAAATTCTTTCACGACCGCCCGAAGAGGTTTCAAAAGTAGTAAGCCTCCTCACAAGCGTTACAGGAAACCAACCTGTACCAACACCCCAACCTGAGGCTGTAACGCCTCCTCCTGCGCCTGAACCGCAGGAAATGGATCCTCTAGTCGCACAGGCGATAGGTTCAACTCCCGCAGGACTAGGCGGTGGTGGAAATGATGCTCCTCCCGCTGCTTTACAGAATTGGATGCAAACCTCAGGAGTTTCGCAAGGAACTTACGATGATGCAGATATGAAGTCTAGTGGAATGCGAAAAAGCGCAAACTTGGGAGACAAATCTCCGGGTGGCGGAAGTCCACAGAAGTTGACTAGAGTAGTAGAATAGTGGAAATTAAAAAAGTTTTAAGTATAGCTTCAGTTATATCGGCTCTACACTTTGTAGAAGACCTAATTCTATTTACTATAGGTCGATATACTGAGGTTACTTTACCTGTTGTCATAATTGGGGTTGTAGGATTGTCTCTTATTTTAGCCCTGTTGTCTAGAAATCAAAAAATTAAAAAATTTATAGGAAGTTAAAATGGCTAGGAGATCTTGGGTAAAATGTGCATGTGGGCATAAATTACATGCTAAGTCGGGAAATACTACTTGTATTCCCTGTATGAAGAAGGCGCAAAAGAATCCTGCCTCTAAAACCCTTGTACGGAGAGTAAGATAGCTAATGTACGAATACTACTGTACTGTTCTAAAAATCGTAGATGGAGACACCCTTGACGTTGATATAGACTTGGGGTTCTCTACTACCCTTAGGAAACAACGTATTCGTATGCACGGCATCGACACTCCTGAGTCTAGAACTAGAGATTTGGAAGAAAAGGCTAGAGGGCTTCTCTCTAAAGAGTTTTTACAATCCCAATGTCCAGTTGGTTCCAAAGTTCGCCTCTACAGTCACGGAAAAGGTAAGTTTGGAAGAATTCTGGGTGAAATTTATACAGGATATGGAGACAGTATAAATAAAATAATGTGCGACGAAGGGTTTGCAGTCGAGTACACAGGTGGCAGTAAGGATGAGTTGACTGCGAAACACTTAGCCAATAAAGATAAATTAATTGAGAAAGGACTTTTATCCGTATAATATAATGAGGATTAAATGGCAAACAGTAAAGAAGTGCATATACCTAATCATTTTCGACCTATAGAAGATAGGTGGGAATGGGTCGTTGAGCATAAAACACCTAATAGGTCGGAACGTAGAAAGATGTTGAGGGATGCTCGTAGAGCGGCTAAGAAAGCTAACCGTGAGGAAAAACGTCTTGGACAATAAATATCTAATAGATTTGTGTAACGCTGCCAAAAATGGTAAAGTTATCCTTCATATAGAGGGTAAATCAAAAGATTCTTCGCAAATTTTTAAGGGCGGAGGAGCTACAGGAGACTATCATCACACAGGTGAAGGTGGTGAGAACTACTACGAGTTCGATGCGGAAGAAGTTCGTAAATCTGTCGAACTAAGAGATAATATTTTAGGAGATTTGATTCAGACAGGACCCCAAGTTTCTGTAACTGACCTCTAAACCTATCTTTTTTGCGTATAATAACAATAGAACAGCACAGAAGAGACAACTTAGGTTGTCTCTTTTTATTTAGACAGAGACCGTGGTAGAAAAGTCTATGGAAATAACCAATCTTAATGGAGGCCTCAATGCCCAAAGAAGTTGATAATATTGTGTCTGCTCTAATGCAGGACCCTGATTTTCGCCCTGAACAAGGTCGTACTAAAGAAGAATCGGCTTATGCTGTCGCTAATTCTAGAATTAGCCAGATGGAAAAAGCCCGAAAAGCTTTATCTTTAGCAAAAATGTTCCCTAAGTGGACAGAAGACCTACTAGATTTAAAGAAACAACCCCCCGGTGCCGTAGGTCGGCCTACTGGAACTGACCCGTATAAGCGTCCTCACCGAAAAGGAACAGGTACAGGAGCTCATAACTACCCTGCAACTAGACGCTCCCCCGCTAAACCTGCTGGATCTACTCCTAAAGGACCTCCTCCGTTTCCGGGAGCGCAATGGAATCCTATTACTCACCAATGGCACAAGCCCGGTCAGGTAGATTTATCTCGACAAGGACCGTCCCCTACGGCTCAAGCAGGTACTCCTAATCCTCAAGTCGCAGGATATAACCCCTACGGACAAAATCCTACCCAATATCCGCCTCAAATTCGTAATGATGAGCCTGTAACAGGTTCTAACATAGATGGAATGGTTGGCGCACCTAGTCGTGCTACAGGTGGAGGATTTGGTGGAGATGATAACTTCATGGCACTTAATGACATGAACGACGATCAATTAGAGGAAATCATCAACGGAATTAATGACCAAGTTAAATATTGGGACAAACAAGGTTATAAAGACATTTCAAATATGTACAAAGCTAAATTATTTGAAGTTGAAGAAGAAATAGACCGCCGAGCTTCAATGGAACGTGGCAAGTTAGATAAGAATTTCTCTTGGAGAGATTTGCTGAGGATAAAAGACGAAGAAGGAGATAAATAATGGTAGAACAGGACATGAGTTTCATGAACGAAGCGTTACAAGTCCAAAAACAGGAAAATAAGGAGAGGGAAACTAAAGAAGCTAATGAAGCTAAAGTTGAAAAACCAAAAGCAGAAACTCCTAAAAAGACAACTAGTAAGCGAGCGGGAAGAAAAAAGACCGTTGCGAAGAAAGGGGCATCCATCAAAAAGTCTGAGGTAGTTGCTCCTAGTGCAGAAAGAAAGCCTTACTACATAGAAGCGGAATTGCTAGCGGGTGGAAAGCCAGTAGGTTTTATAGCCGCTCACAAAACTCCTGTAAATAGAGGCTTTTATACCTCTCCAGCAGGATTGGAACTAACATGGTCAGATCCCGCATATATGGCTAGGATTGAGGGTTTAATGGATAGTGGGGCAAATATTATAGAAGACGGAAAAGTGGTTGAGTCACTTGACCCTAATGTGGATAGTTGGAAATTTATTGAGAATTTTCCAAGGCTTTTCTTAGGTGAGCCATTTTCAGGTGGAGTAGTTAGGGAGATAGATGAGGATGAATAAATTTAGGCGGGAAGAGGTTTCTACACCGACTAGAACACGAAGAATAGACGTTCATGGTGTTCGTAAAGAAAATTTAGAGTTGAAGGAGCAGTTGAAAAAGGCTCAGGAAATGATAAAGGATAATAAAAATCGTCCTATTGATTATTCTAGAGCGTTTACCCATGCTAAACCAACTACAGATAACGCAGCTATGAGACTAGAAGGCTATCAACCTTTACCAAAGGTGGGTAGAACGCAACGAATAATGATGGGTGATGGAACAAACCCATTCGTGAGGTATTAAATGGCAACTCCACAATGGCATGAAGAAGCTAGAACTTGGCAACCTTATTCAAAACATAAGGCTTTTACCCATACTACAACGGGTAATACAGCCGAAACTGTGTTTGAGGTAGCCGGAAATGCCGAATATTTTCAAAAAATTTCACTTATATGTGAAACTAACGATCTTTACATAGAATTTGACGGTGATGCGGTGCAGAGTACTACTGCTGGAAGTTTGTTGGTTCCGGCAGGAGAAGGTTATTCTGATACCAATATTTATATCGGAACTAAACTTAGTGTAATAGTAGCCACAAACGGTTCTAACGGGCGTATTCGTGGCATTGCATGGGGTAGATAACGTGAATGGCTAAAAATGTTGCTAGAGAACATGCAGGTGGGTTATCCAGAGAGGCATTATTCACTCAGGGGTTACCTAGAAATATAACTGCTACTTCTAATCCGGGTACAGGCGATGACATAGATAGTGGATATAACGTAGGCTCTATTTGGGTCAACGTATCTTCTGACGCTATATATTTCTGTGCTGACGCATCTTCGGGAGCGGCTGTTTGGGGTTTATCGGGTAGTGCGGCGGTTACTCAAATAGATGGTTTATCAAAATCCGATGGCAACTTTATAGTAGGTAATGGTTCCGCATGGGTAGCGGAGTCTGGTGCAACTGCTCGTACATCTCTTGGACTTGGAACGGCTGCGGTTGCTGCAACAGGAATATCTAATACCAACGTTCCAGTATTTACTTCGGGTGTGGCGGATAACGATTTCCTTAGGATTGATGGTACGTCTGTAGAAGGACTGAGCGCAGCCGAAGTCGCAGCAGCTATAGAAAGCAGTATCGACGCAGTAGGCACGATTGCAAGTGGTACATGGGAAGCGACAGACATTGCTGTAGCCCACGGGGGAACTGGAGCATCTAGCTTAACTGATGGAGGTGTTCTATTAGGGTCAGGAACAGGCGCAATAACCGCTATGGCAGTCCTCTCCGATGGGGAAATGATAGTTGGAGATGGTTCCACTGATCCTGTAGCAGAAAGTGGGGCAACTCTTCGTACATCAATTGGTGTAGGAACAACTGATTCTCCGCAATTTGCAGGTGCTACTCTAGCTTCTTCTAGTGCTAGTGAACCTATACTTCATATTACAAACACTCATGCAGGAGCTACTTCAGGAATCCTGAGGTTTAATAAAGACACCGCATCCGGCGATGATAACGATGTCATGGGAACCATTGAGTTCTATGGTACTGATGCAGCAGAAAATACCCACGAAAGACTAGCTTACATTGATTCTTATCTCGTAGACTCCGCTCATGGATCAGAGGCAGCGGGACTCAGGTTTTATGTAGCAGAGAATGATGCGACACTAACTCAAGGACTTGCCCTAACAGGACAAGCCGACGATGACGGTGAAATTGATGTCACTCTTGGTGCGGGAACAGCCTCCACTACAACCATAGCCGGAACTTTAACTATGGGAAGTACTGCTGCACTAACTAATGCGGGACTAGTAGCGGTCGCTAACCAATCAGGTATAACTGGATTGGGTACTATAAGCTCTGGTACATGGGAGGCTACGGATGTTGCTATAGCCCATGGAGGTACAGGAGCATCATCGGCTGGGGACGCTAGAACCAATCTAGGTTTGGGAACTGCTGCTACCGCTTCCACAGGCATATCTAACACGAATGTTCCAGTATTTACGACTGGCGTTGCTGATGATGATTTCTTGCGGGTAGCTGGTACGTCAATCGAAGGTCGTAGTGCTTCAGAAGTTCTTTCTGATATTGGTGCTAGTGCTGCTGCGGGAAGTAGCAGCATTGCAACGGTCGGGACGGTTACGTCAGGAACATGGGAAGGCTCTGCTATAGGGGTAGCCTATGGAGGTACAGGTGCGACAAGCCTTACCTCAAATGCCCTTTTGACGGGTAATGGAACATCTGCGGTTCAAGCTGAGAGTACTCTGACTTTTACAGGTGATGTACTAACAGCAACTTCAACTTCTGCCGACTTACCAATGATAGAACTTACCAACACTCATGCTGGAGCAACGGCTGGTAAGATAAGATTCAATAAAGATAGTGCTTCAGGTGCAGACAATGATGTTATGGGTACTATTGAGTGGTACGGTACAGACGATGATGACAATACCCATGAAAAACTAGCCTACATTGATTCATATATTATAGATTCAGCGCATGGTTCGGAAGCTGCCGGATTGAGATTCTATGTTGCCGAAAATGATGCAACTAATACTCTTGGTTTACAAATCTTAGGACAGGCAGATGACGATGGAGAGGTTGATATAGTATTAGGTGCAGGGGCAGCTTCTACCACGACTATAGCGGGTACTCTTACTATGGGCAGTACCGCTGCCATGACTAATGCGGGATTAGTATCTGTTGCAAACCAATCCAATATTACTGGTCTAGGCACTATTTCCTCAGGAACATGGGAAGCTACAGATGTGGCTGTAGCGCATGGAGGAACTGGAGCCTCCACTCTTACAGCAAATGGTGTTCTAATAGGTAACGGGACATCCGCAGTTACCGCCGTAGATATGTCTACAAAAGGAAAATTATTAGTTGGTGACGGAAGTGGTAACCCTCAAGCCTTATCTGTAGGTGGTTCAGATGACCACGTACTTACAGTAGACTCTAGTGAAGCCACTGGAATGAAATGGGCAGCCGTTAGTGCGGGTGCTGCTACATCCCTAGCTGCTACTTCAGCTAGCGCAAATCAACCAATAGTAACTATTGAAAACACTCATGCAGATGCAACTGCGGGATTCTTAAAATTTATAAAAGACCCCGGCTCTGGTCAGGGTGCTGATAATGACATACTAGGTACTATTACTTTCTATGGTACTGATGCCTCCAATAATGCGCCTGAAGAACTAGCTCGTATAGAAAGTTATATTGTAGAAGCGGATCATGGTTCAGAAGCGGGTGGAATGAAATTCTACGTTGCGGAGAATGACGCAACCATGACCGCTGGATTACAAATCTTGGGTCAAGCATCAGATGATGGAGAAATAGATGTAACCATCGGTGCAGGAGCGGCTTCAACTACTACGATAGCAGGTACACTTACAATGGGTAGTACGGCTGCTATGACCAACGCAGGACTATTATCGGTTGCTAATCAGTCCAATATTACAGGGTTAGGAACAATATCGTCAGGTGTTTGGGAAGGTACTGATGTAGCCGTAGCGCATGGCGGTACAGGGGCTTCATCTTTAACAGATAATGCTGTTCTTACAGGTACAGGTACTAGTGCAATTACAGCCGAAAGCACGTTATCCTTTACCGGAGATGTTCTCACAGCTTCTTCTACTTCGGCTGATTTGCCGATGATAGAGCTTACGAATACCCATGCAGGTGCAACCGCAGGTAAAATTAGGTTCAATAAGGATAGTGCCTCTGGTGACGATAATGATGTCATGGGAAGTATCGAGTTTTATGGAACTGACGCAGGTGAAAATACCCATGAACGATTAGCGTACATGGACTCTTACATTATAGACTCTGCTCACGGGTCGGAGGCAGCCGGATTACGTTTCTACGTAGCGGAAAATGATGCTACTCTAACTCAAGGGTTAGCTATATTGGGGCAAGCAGATGATGACGGTGAGGTGGATGTAACAATAGGTGCTGGTGCAGCATCTACTACCACAATAGCTGGAACCCTCACCATGGGCAGTACTGCCGCTTTGACGAATGCAGGGTTAGTTGCTGTTGCGAACCAATCTAATATTACAGGGGTTGGAACTATATCGTCGGGTACGTGGGAAGGAACAACTATCGCAGTTGCTCAAGGTGGTACAGGGGCAACATCGCTAACATCAAATGCACTTCTGACGGGTAACAGCACATCAGCTATACAAGCTGAGAGTAACCTAACTTACACAGGAGATACTTTATCTACTACGTCTAGTTCCGCTAACTTACCTATTATAGAACTTACGAATACGCATGCGGATGCAACATCGGGAATAATAAAATTCATAAAAGATCCCGGTTCAGGACAAGGCGCAGATAATGATACGATAGGAACCCTTACGTTCTATGGTACTGATGCTAGCAATAATAGTCCTGAAGAATTAGCAAGGATGGAAGCATACGTAATTGAGGCAGATCATGGCTCTGAGGCCGGTGGAATTAAATTCTCTGTCGCAGAAAATGACGCTACTATGACTGCTGGACTACAAATATTAGGGGTTAAGGATGCGGACGGTGAAATTGACGTAACTATCGGAGCGGGTGCTGCGTCTACGACCACCATAGCAGGTACGTTGACTATGGGTAGTACAGCAGCCATGACGAATGCAGGATTGGTTTCTGTAGCAAACCAGTCAAATATTACAGGATTGGGTACAATATCATCAGGTACATGGGAAGCAACAGATGTTGCGGTTGCTCACGGTGGAACGGGAGCATCTACTCTGACAGCAAACGGTGTATTGATAGGTAATGGAACGTCAGCGGTCACAGCAGTAGACTTATCAACTAAGGGTCATATCTTAGTTGGTGATGGTAGCGGTAACCCGCAAGGACTTGCTGTGGGTGGCACAGATGGTCACGTACTAACGGTAGACTCAAGTGAAGCTACAGGATTGAAATATGCTGCTGCATCTGGTGGCGCATCGACAGGTTTTGCGATAGCAATGGCTATGGTATTTTAGATAGGAGAGATTAAATGGGTGCATCATCATCCCCCGATATTACAAGTGTAAGTAGTCTATATGGCACTACTATAGGTTTTGCGTTAGGCACAACAGTTACGACTGACTTGATGACAGTTTCGGCTAACAAGTTAGTAAGGATAACAAATTTGTTAGTTTCTAACATTGATGGAACTAACTCGGCAGATGTAACTCTTGCGTTAGTTCTTGCAGATGCCGACCCTAATGGGATTACAGACTTTGATGTTACTTCAGGACAGCCGTGGTACATATGTAAAACGGTTCCTGTTCCAGCGGATTCTACATTATCTATTCTAGATGCTCCGCTCTACTTGAGAGCAGGAGATGTTCTAGAGGGTGGAGCAAGTGCGGCTAGCGACCTTCAATTGATAGTTAGCTACGACGTATTTGATGACGCATAATGCCGGGATATACAGGTGCAAATGTCCCAACAAACTCTTCACAAACAGATTGGGTTCCAATCAGTTATCAAGACGTTCACAGTAAAAGTTTAGTAGAGTTTAAACATAACGAGGGCGGGGTGGTATTAGATAATACTTATAGAGTATATAAGTTTGAATTTATTAATGTCCACCCTGCTACTAATAATGTTAGTTTTCAATTCCAAGCAAACGCTGAAGGGGAAACTGGATATAACGAAACTATACAATCTGGTGTCCTTGCTGCCTACAGTAAAGAAGATAACGCTGCCGCTGTTAATTTCAATGAGGAAACAGGCACAGATCAAGCAAACGGAACAAGTTACCAAGTTCTTGTTGAGGTACAAGGAAACGGATTAGATGAATCTGCAAATGGGGAATTGTATATTTACGATCCGTCTAACACTACTCACGTTAAATTCTTTACGAGCCATATTAATAATTATACTCACGATGATTACGCTAGAAGTAATAGGGTCTCAGGATATTTTAATACAACTGCGGCATTGAATAATTTTGCCTTTAAGTTCAGTAGTGGGAATATAGAACACGCAAAAATTAAACTATTTGGGTTGGCAACATAATGAGTTACGTAGGAACACCTCCAAGAAAACAAACAGGTGGAAAAATTCTGCTGCAAGAGCAAGTAGCAGTTACGGGTACTACTAATATAAGTTTTACTGAAAATTTCGATTCTACGTATGATATGTATGAATTTCACTTTATAAATGTCCACCCTGAAACCAACGGTGTAAACTTAACGTGGCAAGTAAATGCTGTTGGGGAAAGCGGTTTCAATGAAACAATGACAACTACGGCTGTTCGTGCGTATAACAACGAAGCTGCTGATGATAACGGACTAGGTTACAGAAGCGGGGAAGATCAAACGCAAGGTACAAGTTATGAACGAGTTGTGGATAACGTTGGGAACGCCAACGATCAGAGCGTAAGTGGCATCCTGAAGATATACGAACCTCAGCCTAGTTTTCTTTACGCTAAACATTTTATGTCGGAGGTTGTTTCAGTTTATAACGCCCCCGGAACTAAACATGATTTCCACACAGGCTATGTCAATACTCAAACAGCACTAGATGAAATAGATTTTAAATTTTCATCTGGAGATATTGATGCTGGTATAATTAGAATGTATGGTATTAAATTTGACCCTGATGTAAATACAGAGAGTAAAAACATTGTTTGGTCGGTAGCCACAGATGCACCATCAACGACTAATGGTATTAAGTTCGGAACAAAATCTGCGGGAGCATCACTTAGGGGAGGCGGTACTACTACCGACGAATGGAATGGCTCCTCATGGTCAACAGGTGGAAGTTCAGCGGTAGATCGTGGTTCTGGTGGAGGAGGAGGAACACAAACTGCTGGTGTGGTATATGCGGGTTATCACGATAGTGATGAATCAGTTACTACTGAAGAATATAACGGTACTAGTTGGAGTAGTGGAAACAACATGGCGGTAGGTGCTAGCGGAGTATCTGGTTCTGGTCCGACGCAAACATGGCAGATATGCACAGGGGGTTCTCAGTATTCTCCAACCGTAAGAGATATAAGTTCAACCCAAACTTACAATGGAACCAATTGGACTAATGAAAGTGTTTCTTCCGATGGGCGTAGTACAGGAGGCATGACTGGAGTAGAGGATGATGTGTTGTTCCATCACGGGTCGTTAGATAGTCCCGGCGCACAAAACACAGTAACATATTGGAATGGTTCTAGTTGGGCTACTAAAGCGACCGCTCCAGTTATCGGTAGGTATATAGGACATTTTGGGTCATCTACTAGAGCCTACCGTTGTGGTGGATACACTCAAGATAACATGGGCGCACCTAGTTACTATTATAGAACAGGATACGCTACTGAAAGTTGGACTGATGATGTTTGGACAAATGAAAATGTATTACCCTTTACTATAAATATTCTTAATGCGCTGACTGCTACTAATGGTGAGGGGTGGACAGCATCAGGGGATGACAAACAAGCAACTCATTCTTCTACTGCATATGCGTATCACTGGGAAGCGTCGGAGTTTTAGTTATGCTTTATACTGAAGGTAAAATTACAGGAAAAGGATTTCTAACACACGCAGATCGAGAAGCGGGTGTAAATTTACAAGTGTTTGGACCTATACTAGTGGTTCCAGATGGATGTGAATCGTGGTTATCCCGTAACGAATTAACCGCTATATCCAAATCAGATGCACAAACAAAGTATAATACATTTATAGATGCACAAATAGCATCGTATGAAGATGAGACTAAGCCGTGGTATTACCCGGAGAGAACGGAACCAGTTAGGAAAACACTACCATGAGTAATATAGAACTATTCGACAGAGTAAACGGGATGCTTTCCCCGGAACAAAGTAATAAGCTAAATGAGTTGTCATCTGAGTTAGATGAAACTTACGTAAAGAAGCAATTTTTCCGTACTCAGACAGAAATGTTGTTTTCTGTTTTGGAAGACGGTAAGCATCCTACAATAGCCTCAAAATACTGGCAAGCTGTTCGAGAGCAGTCTGTATTTTACGAACAACTAATTTCGCTTTCGTTTAAATACCGAACAAATGAAATTAATATTATGGAAAATCAAGAAAAGCTAGAGAATGAACACCTTGATAAGTACGAGCGTATGCGCCTTGAGGTCGATCTAGACGCACAACTATTCAGTAAAAAGGGAATGCAGATTGAAGCAAAAGACCGTATGCGAGAATTAGAATTATGGTCGCAGATAAAAACGGCGTTAGTAGAAGCTGACCCTGATTTCGACACAGATGATGTGGACGTTCATCAGGCAGACTCTTATCTAAAGAGACTAGAGCATCGTAAAAATGCGCTGACACCGCAGTCCGGTCATGCGGACATAGCTAATGTATATGGACAACTAAATACTTTGAAACGACTACTAGAACAACGGGAAACCCCGCTAGCAAATATGCTTAAAGACACCATTTCCAATAAACAATTATCGGGAGCCGCAGATTAATGGGATACATTGGGGATAACCCACAATCGTATTTAGATTTCCAAGGTGCGGGTAGTCAACCCACACATGGATTAGAGTTAACAGCTTCTAGTGTTAACTTTACTAGTCAATCGGAAATAGACTTTACTATACCTGACAGGTATGAGTTATACGAGTTTTACTTTATAAATATTCATCCAGCATCTGCTTCAAGGTTTGCATTTCAGGTAAACACGGCTGATAACACTGGTTGGGATCGACCCATATCTTCTACTTTTTGGTATACATGGCATAAAGAAGATGCTTCTTCAGCGGGTGAAGGTTATGAAGGGAATAACGATCAAGGAGTTAGTGATGGAGCGTTTCAAAACTTCACTGGTGAAGATATGAACACAGATAACGACTCGTCTCTATCAGGTGTTTTTCGGTTGTTTAACCCTAGTAACGACACATATTCTAAACATTTCTTAGGACTCACTCATTATTTTCAGGGAGACCCAACATCTCAGGCTGCCTATCTAGCTGGTTACGTCGATACTACGACACCTCTTACAGCAATTAGATTTAAGATGCTTAGTGGCAATATGGATTCTGGGTCAATTTATATGTATGGGGTAAAGGCATAATGTCTGGTTTTATAGGGACAGGACTCCCTACCACTACAGAAGATAAAAATGTCGGATGGGTTTTTATAAAGTCACAAAAAGTAACAAGTGGTGTTTCTACTGTCCAATTCCAAGACGGTACAAATGGCGTGGTAATGGATTCAACTTATGATGAATATATGTTTATTTTCACTAGTATGCACCCCGCTACCAACAATGTACAGTTCGCTTTCCAAGTAAATGGTTCAGGGGAAAGTGGGTATAATGAAGCAGTCAACTCTGTTCACTGGAATCATTATTCGGGGGCTTCAAAAACCGCTACGTTAAATTATGAAGATGGTAACGATTCAGGAGGGGGAGCAACTGCGTACCAAAATATTTTGTCACGGCGTACTGGAAACGCTGCTAAAGAATCGGTTTCAGGGGACTTACATTTATTTGAACCAGCAAATGCAGGGAAGGTAACTCATTTTATATCAAAAGGGCATGGATATCACAATGAGGATTACGCTCTGTCATCTAGAGTAACTGGTTATTTCAATACAACCGCAGCTATTGACGAGATTAGTTTTGCATTTGATAGCGGAAACATTGACGCAGGAACTATTAGTATGTTCGGATTGGCGAAATCATAATGTCATACATAGGAAAACAACCAAGAGAAAATATAACGGGAATAATTGCACTTGACTCCCAAACCACTACCGGAACTGCGTCTATGACTTTTGATGGCATGGATGACACTTACGTTGCGTATGAATTTCACTTTATTAATTTACATCCAGTAACCGATACAGCGCACCTCACCTTTCAGGTAAATGCTGTTGGCAATACCGCATTCGCTGAAAATATGACTACAAGTTTTGCTAGAGCTAAAAATCATGAAAACGGTTCAGATCAAGAGTTTGTCATCATGTCGGGTAATGACCAAGGGGATGGTGACGACGCAGAACAAATGTTAAGTAATGAAAATGGTAATGGTAACGATGAAAGTTTAAATGGAGTGTTTACTATATATGATCCCGGTAACGGGACTTACGTAAAACATTGGATATCTAGAATTGTCGAATATCACGCATCAGATATAGTCATGGATAGTTTTGTCGCCGGGTACATAGATTCAACAACTGCTATTGATGAGATAAGATTCAAGTTTCACAGTGGAAATATAGATTCTGGGACAATTAAAATGTATGGCATTAAAACAGGTACACCAACGGAGGTTAGCTAAATGCCAAAAACAATAGGTTACAATGACCATTTCCATGGCGGATACGACACTTTTACTGTTGGGGAAACAGGGGGACCTGTTTTATTAAATCGTGTAACACTTGCAGATATTTCTACTGTTACCTTTGATATTCCAAAGACCTATAACGCCTATACATGGAGATTTTACAATATATCTACTGCATCTAACGG